TTTTTGTTCGGTAAGTATTATAATCCACTCCTGGCTTTAAAATGTTAGCAATATCGCTATAAATAAGTGAGGGTTTTGAGAGATTGTATTATGCTCTCATTGCTGATGATGCATTAGCACCAGCTTCTTCAAGTTCTATTGATAATAGTTTGAAGAAAGATTGTAATGTTTTCATAATGTTGGGTATTATTGATTAATAAATGGTATTATTACATTATATTAAATTAACACATCAATATTAACTTTGGCTTCGCTCACAATCAAGTAGGAAGTTACAGATGAATATTTAATATAGTTAATATGAATATGTACATACTAATAATAAGTGAGGGGTTTGAAATGTGCATCTGTTCTCAAGAGATACACATAGTAATTATAATATTCGCCCTTGAATTATGATATGTTTAAGAAGCATAGGGGGATATTGGATTACTAATAATGAGTGGGGGTTTTGTTTCAAGGTAGCATACAAACTCAATATTTTCTTCAAAAAAAATACCAAAAAAAATTTTTATCAACTTCTATCCTATCAACTTATAAATTACTTTCATATCTTTGCCAAAATCAATATTAATTAAAATTTATAAGTATGAAAAGTTATGTGAAAGTTATTGAAGCTGAACAGTTTAATGGAGATGTAGCATCTTTAAAAGAATTTGTAGGAGCTGAAAATGAGATTATTGAAACAGATGGTAAAATCATTTTGGTTACTAAAACAGATAAATGGAATGTAGTTCCAACTGATTATGTAGCAAAAGGTTATTATGGTTTACTGGTATTTAAACAGGAAAGATTTGAAAAAGAATTTGATGAGGTAGTTGTTGAAGATATTGATAACACACCTGTTGCTGTTGCAAAACCTATTGAAGCTGAACCTGTTACTAAAAATGTTTTTCCTGTTGAAGAAGTAAAAGAACAATTGGAAAAAGTAAAAGCTGGTAAAAAGAAAGTTGAAACTGAAAAATAATACCAAATTATTTTATATTTAAGACCTATTAAACATTGATTTTAATAGGTCTTTTTTTTAGGTTATAAAATTTTATATATTAATAGCCATTTTTTAATTTTTTATCTTAACTTTGCTTCAAATTAAAATGAATTATGTTTTATAAAAAGATACACAGACTACCTATTTATGATTCTCATTTATTTCAAGTAATTGTAGGAGATGAGACAGATAAAATAAATAAAGCTATAAATCAAAATCAAGAAGATTATTTTGCTTCATGTTGGAGAAACAGTCATGGACCAAGAAGACTTAAATGTATAACAATAGTATTAGACCCAACAGATAAAAACAATTTGATTACTGCTGGTATTATTGCACATGAGTGTATTCATGCTAAAAATATGTTATTTGAGAAGATAGGTTTTAAACCTAAAGTAGATAATGATGAAGCAGAAGCATATTTTATGGAGTATTTAGTAAATTATGTTACTGATTTTGTTAATAAAGTAAGAGAAAAAGAAGCAACTTTAAAAGATAAAAAAGATGGAGATACAAGAGAATAACATCAATAATCAAGATTCAACAAATTTAGAAGATTTCAAAGCAGAAATGCCTACTACATTTGTAAAAGAAGATATTGTTGCACCAGATAGTATTAATCTTTCTGGTAAAACATTAAGAAGAAACTTTATATATCAGCAAAGAGATGAGTATATAAATAAACATAAGGTTGCTCCTGATGAAAGAACAATGGAAGACTTTGCAAACAATGCAAGAAGAAAATATATTCAAGAAGGAGATTATTCTTTTAATAAAATCACAGGAGAAGCTGTTTGGTTAGGAACTTTTTAAAATAAATTATATGAGAATAATTCAAAAAACAATGATACTTGAAAAAGAAAAGTATTATGAAATGCATTTGAAGATAATAAATTCACTTATACCAGCACCATTAAGTAATATGGAGATTAAGGTACTTGCAGGATTTATGTCTTTAAGTGGAGATTTAGTGGAAGTAAATAGATTCAATGGTGCTGCCAGAAAGTTAGTTGCATCACAACAATCCCCACCCATTTCTTCTGCTGGTATGAGCAACTATATTAAATCTCTTGAACAAAAAGGAGCAATTTATTATAATATTGATAATGTTTTAGAAATAGCTAAAATATTGTTGTGTGAAAATGAAGAGCAATTTTATCAATTTAAAATTAAGAAAAAGTAATGAAGATTGAAAGTCAAGAATTAATGATTGAATTTTATGAAAAGAACAAAGAATCTTTTCCAGGATTGACATTTGAACAAATGAAAGAATGTTGTGGAACTCAATATTTATATACTAAAAAAGAAATAGAAAGTGGAAAGTTTCCTACTATTAGACTTAAATATTTTGGTACATTTTTAGTTTATCCTAAAAGAGCAGAAGCTATATTGAGAAGATTAACTGTTCAATTTAAAGAATTAAAACTTGATGCAAAAACTTACTTTGAAAAAAAGACCTTAATTGAAAATTTTTTACAAAATGAAACAGAAGAGAAAATTTAGTGATATATTTGCATACTTTCAAGGTTATTACAGATATAATTTATATTATAGTAAATACTTTGCTTGGTTAATAAGAACTCATATACATGAGCAAATTGATTGGAGAATAAGTGTAATGGATAAACAATGTTATCTTACAGGAAGTTGTAAAATATGTGGTTGTGATACTACTGCTTTACAAATGGCTGATAAACAATGTGGTAAACCTTGCTATCCAAATATGATGAATAAAAAAGAATGGTTAAAATTTAAACAAAATAATTATGGAAAATTGGATTAATAAAGTACTCAAGGTTGGTAACATTAGACAAAATAAGATATTACCATTATCTTTTGTTGCTACCCCATATATAAAAGAAATAACTTTAATAGTTCCTGGTTGTGGGTGTACTACCTGTGAATATGATGATAAAAAAAGAATGTTAAATGTAGTATTTAAAACAGGTAACATACCTAATCATATAATAGGAAATCAAGAATTTAGTAAAATAATAACAGTTGTATATAAAGATGGTTCACAAGATGAATTATTTATAAATGGCATAAAATTAAGAGAATAATGGGAGCAAAAGTATTAGTAAATGATTATGTAAGATTAGCAAAAGCTAATCCAACAATAGAAAAAGAATTTGAATATTTTAAAGAATTTATATTCAATAGAACATTAGTTTGGGAAGGAGTATCTAATCCTAAAGCTGGAGGTAATCTTCACAATGTTGCTGGTGATACTGGTGGTTGGACATTATGGGGAATTGCTTATAATTCTAATTCTGGTTTATTTAAAAATTTTGATGATTTCAAAGATACTACTTATGAAGAAGCAGCCGCTATTGCTTATACAAAATATTACAGAGCTATCAATGCTTTCATACTTCCTTTAGAAGCAAGACTTATGTACTTTGATACTGCTTACAATATGGGTAATATGAGAGCAATTAAAATTATGCAATCTTGTGTAGGAGTTCCTCAAGATGGAGTTATTGGTCCTGTTACAAGAGAAAAAATGCAATATGTAACAGAAGAATGTTTGTTCAATAAAAGAAATACTACTTATAACAACATAGTAAGAGCTAATATTAAAATGAATAAATTTATTAAAGGTTGGTTGAATAGAAGTTTAGCAATATTTAAAATCAAATAATATGAGTTTATTATTTACAGTAGAAAATAAAATTGTAAGACCAAATGTTGAAACTCTTTTGATATTTCCTTTTTCAGAGATATGGGATAGAGATGATTTACCTGGAAAACAATTAGCTATAGAAGATTTTGCTTATATTGAGTTTGTTACATCAGCTAAAAAATCAAATCCTTATGCTGGTTATGCTGAAAATGTCAGAAGAGAAAAAGTAATTGCTGATATTATCACAAGACCAGAATGGGTAGAAGATGATTTGATTAAACTTGCAATTGAGAAAATGATTCAGTTTCAAAAAGAAGCATCTGTTACTTATAATTATTATATGTCAGCTAAAATTGCTGCTGAAAAAATACAAGATTTTTTCAATACATTTGATATGAAACTTGTAAACTTGAAAACAGGTTTACCTTTGTATAAACCAAAAGAAATAACTTCAACTTTAATTGATACTTCTAAAGTATTAGAAAATCTTAATACTTTGAAAGATAAAGTAGATACAGAAATATTTGAAGAAGTAAAAAATCGAGGTCAAAAAGTGGTAAGTCCATTTGCAGACCCAAACAGTTTATAATGTATGGATATTTATGATGATGGTAAATTAGATGGTATTAGAAATCCAGATGGTATTTGGATTAACTCTCAAGTATTTAGAGAAGAAGCTCTAAATTTCAAGAAGTATAATATGTATTGTTCATCACCAGCTAATTCACCTGATTGGTTAAAATATTGGACAGAACAAAGAAGAAGATGTTTAAATGGTTATTCTGTTGGAGGAGTAAGGATTACAGGAGACCATTATTTTTATTTAAACTTCTGTCCTATTATGAAAACAGAAGAAGATGATAATGGTTTAATTAAAAATAAAAGAGCAAAGAAAGGTAAGAAAGAATTAGATTTTCCTGACTTTTGGGATGGAGATTATAATTATTATTGGTGTAGAGAAATTGCAAGAAATGGTATATTAGATTCAGGTTTAATTTTACCAGAAGAAGCAGATGAAATATACAGTTTACCTGATTTAGAACAAGCACTTAAAATGAAAGAAGTGTTTGATTCTTTACATCTTGATGTTAAAATTGAACCAAATTATCTTTATGGTGGATATAATCTTATAGTAGGTAAATCTCGAAGAAAAGGTTATTCATTTAAGAATGCTTCTATTGGGGTAAATAATTATCTTACAAAACCTAATAAACTTACTATATTTGGTGCAGAAGATAAAAAGTATTTGTACCCAAAAGGTATATTTACTATGGCAAATAATTACCTCAACTTTATTTCCCAACATACTCCTTGGGTATATCCAAGAGATGTTATTAATCAGATAAGTAAAGGACATATTAGAGCATCTACTTTAGAAATAAAAGCAGGTGTACCTATTGAGAAAGGATTTATGTCAGAAATAATGTCTTTAACTTTTAAAGATAATCCCGATTCTGCAAGGGGAAAAGATGCTTATGACTTAATATTTGAAGAAGCTGGTTCTTTTGGTACTCCTGGTTTATTAAAAGATAGTTATGTTGCATCAGAAGATTGTGTAATGGATGGTGATATTAAAACTGGTCTTATTACAATATTTGGTACATCTGGAGATATGACTGGTGGTACAGCAGATTATGCTGAAATGCATAGTAGTCCTTTAGCATTTGGATTATTACCTTTTCAAAATGTTTGGGATAAAGATAGTGAAGATATGAAGTGTGGTTTCTTCCATCCTATATCTTGGAATATGCCAGGACATTATGATGAGCAAGGAAATTCAGATAAAGCATCAGCTATTTCATCAGAATTAGCTACAAGAAAATTTCGTGTTGATAATGGAGCAACTAATGCAGCTATGCAAAAAAGAATGCAAGAAAAACCTCTTGGGCCTTTTGAAGCATTTGGTATGGTATCAACAAATAACTTTCCTATCATTGAATTAAAAAGAAGATTGGAAATTGTTAGAAGTAAAAATCTTCATTTAATAAAAGGCACACCTGTAAATTTATTTTTTGATGCTGGTAAAGGGAAAGTGGTAGCAGAACCTATTTTAGATGGTAGTGCTAATCCTGTATATAAGATGAAACCTGACAATATTTCATTAGAAGGTTGTCCAATTATATATGAATATCCATCAGAAGTTCCTGTTCCAGGAGCATATAAAATTGGTTATGACCCTTATAGACAAGATAAAGGTACATCATTAGCAGCAATACTTGTATATAAAACAATTATAAAAGGTTCATATACAAGAAGAATAATAGTTGCTGAATATATTGGAAGACCAGAAAGTGCAGATGATGTAAATCTTATAGCTAAACTATTTGCTGAATTATATAATACTCAAGTAATGTATGAGAATGAGGTAACTCATGTAAAAGATTACTTTAGAAGAAGAAAATGGTTACACTATTTAGCTTTACAACCTGATGCTGTAATATCTAAAAATGTAAAAAACAGTAAAGTAGCAAGGGTATATGGTTGCCACATGAATGAGCAATTAAAAGATGCTGGAGAAAAATACATTAAAGATTGGCTGAATGATGTTCAAGATTTTGATGAAGATGGTAAAGCACAAACTACAATAGACCAAATTAATTCTATTGGTTTATTAGAAGAGTTAATTGCTTATAATAGAAAAGGAAACTTTGATAGAGTTATGGCATTAATGCAAGTTATGTTCCAAGAACAAGAATCTTTATTAGGTAAAGAATATGATGAAAAAGCTACACCAAATAAGAATGCAAAAAAACTTGTAGCTATGATGGGAAACATGTATAATAAAAATAGTAGTGCTTTTTATAAAAGATTAAATTAAAAATGTTACTTTTGCAATAATTTAATTAATAATATTAAATATAGAAAATGGCTGAATTAAATACAAATTTTGATACTCATAGACTTACTCGTAAAGAGAAAGAAGCTAATGATTTTCAATGGTATAAAGAAAAAATAGACAGCTATGACAAAGAAGCAAATAATACTGCTTCTGGTTATGGTGGTATTTCTGAATACAAAAGAATGAAAGTCAATTGTGATTTATATAATAATATTATTGACTTGGCAGAGTTTGCTTATGTTTGTACTCCATTTGGTGCAGAGGTTGGAGAACTTCCTGCTAATATGGTAAATAGAGATATTAGTTCTTATAGAATTAAAGCTCTATTAGGTATGGAAATGAAAAGACCTTTTGGTTATAAAGTATTAGCTACAAATGTAGAAGCTACAACAAGAAGAGAAGAAGAAGAAACTAAAAGAATAAAAGAATATGTAATTGAGCAAATTATGTTGCCAATTAAGCAACAAATTGAATTAGAATATCAAGAACAAACTAAAGGACAAGAATTAACTCCACAAGAAAAGAAAGATATTCAAAATCAAATTGCTCAAGCTATTCAAGCACAAACTCCTCCAGAAGTCAAAAGATATATGGAAAGAGACCATCAAGACCCATCAGAAGTTCAAGGACATCAGATTATGGAATACTTGATGAAGGAACAAGATATTAAAAGAAAATTTAATAATGGTTGGAAATATGGTTTACTTACTGCTTATGAAGTGTATTGGGTAGGAATCATAAATAACAAACCAGTATTAAAAGTAGTAAATCCTATAAGATTTAATTGTGATAAATCTCCTGATTTAGATTATATTGAAAATGGAGAATGGGCTGTAGCAGAATGGAGAATGTCTCCTTCTGATGTAGTTAAAACTTTTAAATTAACAGATAAAGAAATTGATGATGTATATAAAAATCATCATAACTATAATGAAACTTATTTAAGAGAGAACTTGCATGATTTTAGTAATACTCATGTAAATATAAATCATCATACTGTAAAAGTAATTCATGTTCAATTTAAAGGTTTAAGAAAAGTTGGTTGGTTAGATTATATTGATAAAGATGGTAATCTTCAAACAAGATTTCTTGTAGATGAACAATACAAGTTGAATAAGGAAAATGGTGATGTAAAAATTGAATGGGAATGGATTCCTGAAACTTATGAAGGATATAAAATAGGTACAAGTATCTATAAAAATATGCAACCTGTTCCTGGTCAAACAAAAGATATTGATACTATTTATGATTGTAAACTTTCTTATCATGGTGTAGTATATGATAATACAAACTCTCAACCTACTTGTCCTATGGATAGAATGAGAGTGGACCAATATTATTATGATATTATATGGTATAGAATAGAATTACTTATGGCATCAGATAAGGGTAAAAAAATATTAATGAATATTAATGCTATTCCTGAAAGTGCTGATATAGATGTTGAAAAATGGCAATATTTTTTTGAAAGCACACCTTTTATGTGGTATAATCCTGATGAAGAAGGGATGACACAACAAGATGTAAATACTATTGCTAAAACAATGGACTTATCTTTAGCTTCTGATATACAAAAATATATAGAGTTAGCTATGACTATAGATAGAAGATGTGGTACATCTGTAGGAATAGGTGATGCAGCATTAGGACAAACAGCTACAAGTAAATCAGTTGGTAATAATCAACAAGATTTAATACAAACTTCTTTAATATTAGAACCTTATTTTGATTTACATGCTTCTGTTAAAAAGAATGTTTTAAATTCATTATTGACTGTAGCTAAAATAGCATATACTAATTCTAAATTAGAAGTATTAAATTATGTACTTGATGATATGTCAAGAAGAATGCTTGATATTGATATAAATTTACTTGATAATTCTACATTAGGTTTATTTGTAGAAGATAGTACAGAAGCACAAGAATCTCAAGAATTAGTAAGAAACCTTGCACATGCTGCTATGCAGAATCAAACTATTGAATTATCTGATGTATTAGCTGTTGTTAAACAAAAAGGTACTCAAGAAGCAGAAGAAGCTCTTAAAGCTGCTGAAAAAGCAAGACATGAAAGAGAAGATGCTAATGCACAAAAACAAAGAGAATTTGAAGCTGAACAATCTGATAAAGCAAGAGAGCATGAAAAAGAAGTTTGGGCAAATGAAAAAGATAATATTATTCTTAAAGAAACTGAAAGAAGAAAAACTGTTGTTCAAGCTCAAGCTATGATGTCTATGGGATTCAATGAAGACAAAGATGTTGATAATGATGGACAATTAGATATTCTTGAAGTAATGAAGAATGCAACAAATGTTCAAATTCAAATGGAAAAAACTCAATTAGAGAATAGAAAATTAGACCATACTATAGAAAATGACAAAGAAAAAAACAGTATAGAAAGGTCAAAAATAAACATGAGTAACAATTTACCTAAAAAAACAAGTCCTAAAAAATAGCTAAAAACAAAAAATGGCTATTACACATCAAATAACAAAAGTTCATTTTTTATTTGATTAATATAAATAAATAATATTAAATTTGTACCGTTATGAGTAAAGAGACACAAAACAACGAAGAAATTGCAAACAATCAGTTTGCTGAATGGGAAACAGGAGAAACAGCTTTTTTTGAAAATACAACAGTTGTACCTGAAACAGTAGTAGAAGCAGCATTGAAAGATGATGTTGTAGTAACTACAGAAACAAAAGAAGTACCCGAAAAACAAGAAACACCAGCAGCTAAAGAAGATTATGTATTTGACTTTGGAGCAGAAACTACTACAGAAGAGGAAGTAGAAGCTACAACAACTGATGAAAAATCTGTTAAAGTAAAAAGTAAAGATACATTAGAGTTCTTAAAAGAAAAAGGTCTTGTTGATTATGAACTTGAAGAAGGAACTGAATTAACTGATGATTTAGCTGATGAAATTTTAGAAGACAATTGGGATGCTTCTATTATTGCTGGTGTTGAAGAAACTATCAAAGACCTTCCAGATGCACTTAAAGAATTAATTAAGTATTCAGCTAAAGGTGGAGATTTTACAGAGTTACTTTCTAAAATGACAACTCAAACAGTATCAGGTATCAACAAAGATACAGATATGGAAGTTGAAGCAAATCAAGTTTTAGCAGTATCTTTAGATTTAAAAGACCAAGGTTATGACCAAGAATATATAGATACTCAAATTGAGTTCTTAAAAGATAGTGGTAAATTAGCTGGAATATCTAAAAAAGCATTTGAAAAGAAAATTGCTAAACAAGAGAATGATATTCAAGAAACTGTAAAACAAGCTGAAAAAAGAAAAGAAGCTGAAAAAGAGGCACAAAAAACCTATAAAAAAGATATTACTGTGCAAATTAATTCTCTTAATGATATTAAAGGATTAGTTCTAAATAAGCAAGATAAAGAAGTGTTACCTTCATATATATCAGATGCAAATATAAAATTGCAAGATGGTAGAACAGTAACTAAATTTCAACAAGAATTGTTCAGTATATTTGGAGACAAAGAACAAACAATTTTATTAGCTAAACTTGTTAAAGATAAATTTGACTTTTCAAGTATTACAAATAAAGAAATTACCAAATTCTCAAAAGGAATTAAAGAAGAAATACAAAACAACCAAGTTATCATAAAAGGGTCAAAAGGAAGTTCACAACAACCAAAGAAGTCTTTAGCAGAATTGCTTGACTAATCATTAATTAAATTAATTTATAAACAATTATGGCTACATTAGGAAATAAACTTATTACCAAAGAAATGGAGTGGATGTCAGGAATGACAGAACAAAACCATTTAGGTAGAGCATTGTTAGCAAAACCTGCAAGGTTAGCTGGAACAATGGACAAATTATTCTCTTCCGAAAATTACTATGCTGATAATCCTATTAGTTCTACCTTAATGGGTAGTCCAAGAACAGAGGAAACTATCACAAGTACCTCTTGGGAATGGGAAATGAAAGGTGCTAATACAAGACCACTTGTAGTAGTAGAGAATGTTCAACCTGCTTCAAATTTGACACCAGGTAAATTCAAGAAAACTTTCAGAATTAAATTGGATGAAAATTGGTATTCACCAGGGGATGTTTTAAGTCCAGGTACTTCTGATAAGAGATTCCAAGTTCGTGTACAAAATCAAGTTCAGAAACATGGTGATGGATATGTTTATGTAGTAAGAATAAACTCTGATGACCCTCAAGCATTTATTCCTGCTAAATATTTATCTCCAGGTTCTCAATGGGGTAAATTGTTCTCTCAATATGAAGAAGCTGCTGAACAATCTGGTTCTACTACTTTCAGTACACCAATTGCTTTCATCAACAAGATGTCTAAATACAGAAAAGAATACAGAATTACTGACTATGCTTCTCAAGAAGTTTTGTCTGTAGCAATTCCAGATTCTAAAGGTGGTTATCACAATTCTTGGATGAAATATGCAGAAGTTGAGTATTGGTTACAATGGTACAGAGAAATTGAAAGAGGTTACTGGTATTCAAGAAGTGCTGAAACAGTTCTTGGTGCAAATGGAAGACCTGTAAGAATGGGTGCTGGTATTCAAGAACAACTTGAAGATTCACATGTTCACAGATATTCTCACTTGACTGCTAAATTGATTGAAGAGTATCTTCAAGATATTTTCTATTCAAGAGTTAAACCTGGACAAGGAAGACAAATCAAAGGATATACTGGGGAATATGGTATGATTCAGTTCCACAGAGCAATTCAAGATTGGCAAAATAAATCTGGTTTCATTAAAAATGTTGAGGTTTATACTGACAAAGTAAAATCTGATGTTCATACAAATGCTTTACAAGCTGGTTATCAATTTGTTAAGTACAACATGGCAAATGGAGCTTCATTAGAGTTAGTTCATAATCCTCTTTATGATGATAGAGAAATTAACTTTGAAATTGACCCTGTAACTGGTTTCCCTATGGAATCTCAAAGAATTACATTCCTTGATTTCTCTGGAGAAAACAAAGCATCAAACATTAAAATTATGAAGAAAAAAGATTCTTCTACATTTACTTATGTTTGTGGTACACAAGGTCCATGGGGTCCTGTTAATGGTGGAATGTCAGCTCATGCTGGTGATTACTATGAAATGCATGTTGGTATTTCAGGAGGTATTCATATCCAAGATGTTACTAAATGTGGTGAACTTATATTGAGTAGAAACTAATTAACATTTAGTTAAGTCATATAAAAAGAATTTTCTATCTTTGCTGAAATTATTTAATAAAAGTAAGCAAAGATGGAGAAAACTTTAAAACAAAAAGAAGCATTATTGAAAGTTAATCATTTAAAAAAATTGACCACACAACAGTTCATTGACAAAGCTAAATTATTACATGGAGAAAAATTTGATTATTCTCAAACTATATATAAAAATGCAACAACTAAATTAATTATTATTTGTAAATTACATGGAGAGCAAACTATGTTACCTCATCATCATACAAATAGTAAATCTTATGGTTGTGCTATATGTGGAAAACAAGCTATAAATAAAAATAAGATTCTAACTCAAGAAGAATTTATAAATAGAGTAAAAGATTTAAAAGGTTTAAGTTTTGATAAAACTATTTATAAAACTAAAAGAGAGAAAATAATTGTAACTTGTAATATACATGGAGATTATTCTACAACAGCAGAAGTTTTATTAAAATTATGTGGTTGTCCAAAATGTAAATCTTCAACAGGAGAATTAGAAATTGCTTCTATTTTAAATAAACAAAATATACAATATTTAGAACAATTGGGTTTTAATGATTGTACAGCATCAAACAATAGAAGATTACTATTTGATTTCTATTTACCTTTTTACAATGTTTGTATAGAATTTGATGGAGAACAACATTTTAAATCTATAAAGTATTGGGGAGGAGATAAAGGGTTTGAAAGAAGACAATTATATGATAGAATTAAAAATGATTATTGTAAATTAAATAATATTCCATTATTAAGAATAAAATTCGATAATATAAATATTGAAGAAACAATAAAAGAATTTTTACAAAAAAATAAATATAAATAGTTTATATTTGCACAAATAATTCAAAAATAGAAATTATGGCACAAAAACAAATAGCTAAAACATTTAGCTTACCAAAAGGAAAAACATTGGTTGAAGTTAGACCAATTGAAATTAAAAAATGGCATGGTAAATCAGGACAAGAAAGTTTTACAAGACCTAAAAGCTCACAAGCATTAGTAAATGGGGAATCAATGACCTATGATACAGGCTTGACAAAAGAAGAAATTGAAGCATTAGAAAAAGTAGTTAAGTATGATTTAACTAATCATTTTAACACAGAAGAACCACATCCTTTTTGGGATTCTCCAATGAGTAAAGTAAAATTGGAAAATAATACAATGTTCTTTGATATATCACAACCTTTAAATTATATTAAGGTAAAAGTGATGAAAGCAAGTAAGTATGTAGCAAACTCAATGACAGATTATGAAAATGGTTTGTTCCCAGAAGCTACACATGTTATATTTGATGAAGCTGAACAAGCAGAAGTTTTAGCTACTAAAGTACAACAAGAAGAAGATGCTATTATTGCAGCTTCAAGTATGAGTAAAGATAGAAAAATAGAATTAGTATTAGCTCTATCTGGTAAAAATTTGAAAGGTCAAAGTGATAATTTTGTTAAAGTTGAATTAAACAAAGTAATCAAAAAAGATACAGCAGAATTTTTAAGACTTAATACAATGGATAAAGAAGAATTATCTAATTATTCATTAGTATTGGAAGCTCTTCAAAAAAGTGTTTTAAGAAAAGATGGTCATAAAATTCTATACCATGATTCTATTTTAGGTATGGAAGAATTAGAAGTAGCAAAATATTTGATGCTTGATGACAATCAAGAGTTGAAATTAAGAATAATGGCTCAAGTAAACTAATATATTATGTCAATCAAAAATATGCACTATGACTTCAAAATGAAGTTTAATAAGATTGATAGTCAAAACAATAGGAATTTATTAGTTCCTGAAATTGATTGGCTACTTAATCAAGCTGCAAATTTGTTTGTAAGTATAATAGCAGAACCAAGATTAAAAAAGCAATTAGGATTTGAAACAAATCAAAGAACAATTGATGATATAAGAGCAATAGTAGTCAGTAATGACAATAACTGGCTACCTGTTGCTTCTAATTCAGTTGCATTACCTATAGATTACTGGTATTTCGTTAAAGGAAATGTTAGAATGACAAAAGGTACATGTAATAGAATTAAAGCCAGAGTTCACATTAAACAACATGATGATATGTTTGAAGAAAGTTCTTTTAACAATTCATCTTTTGAATGGAGAGAAGTTAATGCATTATTTTATGATGGGGGTTTAAAATTCTTTACAGATGGAACTTTTACAATAAATGATTTTTGTATCAACTATATTCGCAAAATGACTTATATGCACAATGCCGAAGCATTTCGGATTGGAGGTTATAAGTTACCAAATGGTCAGATATTAACAGGTTTTAGTAATTGTGAACTTCCTGAAACCACCCATTCTGAAATTGTGGATATTGCAGTATTATTAGCTGCTGGTCAAATACAAACATCAGACTATCCATTAAAAATGGAAAAATTAAACATTAATCAAATAATTTAAAACTTATAATTATGAGTAATAGAAACAATGATGTATTCCAAGTTCTTGTAACTAAAGGAAATCAAGCTGTTTTACCTGTTGGACAAGCAGTAGAAACTTTAGCTGTTGGTCAAATTGGTGTCTTTGATGCCAATACAAACCTTTCTGTTGCTACCCTACCAAGAGAGGCCTACTTTGCAGCAAGAGAGTTCTACTTTGCAGTAGGAGTAAACAGAAGTGGTGGTAGAACATTGGAAGATATTAAGACATCAGCAGGACAACTTATACAAAAGAAAGGTATTGTAAACTACTCTTTTGTATCTCACACAGCAGCACAACCTATGATTGTGAAAGTTGGTGATTACAAAGCTGAATGTGAAACTGATTATGCTGTTAAAATTGAATTTAGAAATTCAAGAATTTACAGAACTCAAGGTTTCAATCAATTTAGCAAAACTTATGCAGTAAAAACATCATGTTGTGATTGCGAATCAGGTTGTGGCTCAGGAGATGCTAATGAATTAACTAATCTTTTAGTTAATGAAATTAATATGGAAAGAGATGGATTAGTATTAGCTAAACCTATTGCGAGACAAGTAGTTACTGCTGCTACACATGGTACTTCTGTAAACTATGCTATTGGTGCTGTAATGACTATAGCAGATGTAACTGCTTTGATTGCTTATAATGCTGTTCCAGCTAACAATGCAACAAAAGTATTTACAGATATTAGTTTAACTGCTGTACCTTTGAAATTGAAACAATTCTGTGATATTAATTTAGGTTTCCACAAATTTGTAGAAACTGTATTAGTAGTGTCATTAGTAGATGGTTTTGCTTGTACTGGAAAAGTAACAATTACACAAGAAATTGTGTTTGAAGAAGGAACTGGAAACAATATTCGTCAAAAAGAATATCATGCTTCTGGTTGGAATGGAGCAGGTCCTTATCCTGTTTCTGCTGTAACTGGTATGAGTTTAGGTAATATTAATTATGATGCAGATGTTAATGGTAAATATGACCAATTTATTTTGGAATATAATCAAAAATCTGAATCAGGTTGGTTAGAGTATGAAAATACTTTAAGTACAATATTTGCTGTTCCAGAAGCTGATGTAACAACAAGAGCTGGTTTAGCTACTGTTTTAGATGCGTTAGTAGATGGTGGTAATTTTGAAGCTCTTGCTGATGATGCTGCTCTTGCTGGCACTAATCCATTAGTTGTTGAGCCTGTAGTTACAGACATAACTAAAGATGGATTAGCATAATAGAAAAATAAATCTGAAAAAGGGTTATGTAATGTAACCCTTTTTTTATTAACTTTATACATTATTAATTTTTATCCTATATAACATGTCAATTATTAATAATACATTTGGTTTTGAAATTAGTAGAACATTAAAAAAAATAAAAGTAAAAAAAATTGGTACTAACATTATTGATATTCAATTATTTGTTAAAAATGGTTGTTCAAATAACTTTTATAAACCAGTAACTAATAAACTATCTGTTGTAGATTTTATAGAGATTAACCTTCCTTTTAAAGATGGAAAATATAAAATTAGAATAACATCTACTGCATTAGATACTTCTTTTGAATATGTTGAATATGGATTTGATGTATTTAACAGATTATTAGATAATATTATTGAAGAAGTACAAAATAGAATATGTAATTGTGCATGTGAAACTTGTGATGATTGTAAGGAAGAAGATAAAGTTGAAAGTGGTTTACTAAAAGTAATATCTTTTTATATTTTAAACAATAGTTATTACTCTTTCTTTTTTAACACAGGTTTAAAATGTATTGATTGTAAATTATTAGAGGATATAAATTGTTTAATATTAAATGATTTTGTTACTGGTAAATCAGATAATAAAAAATTAATGAACAAAATACTTTCTTATTTTTATTTAATTTTTTATCTTGGTGAAAAAGCTATATTTACTTGTTGTACTGAAGAAATTGAAATTAAATTTAACTCTGAAGTAGTGCTAAAATGCATAGAAAATGCTGGAATAGATATAAATTGTGTAGTAAATGCAATAGAAACTAATCCTAATTATTATATAAGTGATTCAAACTTTAAACTATTATAAATAATGTGTAAACAACAAAATTGTGGGTGTAATGACCCATGTAAACCTGTAATATGTGTTTCTTATGTAGAAGATTCTTGTGCTGATAGAAAATTAGCTACAAGTAATACTACACATCCCACAGGTTATGATAATGTAACTTTAATAACACCAGAGGTAAATCAAATATCTGCATACAAAGAACATTTAGAATTTGTAAATTCACCTGAACTTTTAAGTAATATTCCTAAACATTCTGTATTAAGATTTTCACAAAAATTTCTTGATATTATTTCTAATTTATTTAAAGGTAGAAATGTAGGTACTGGTGCTAAGGTATATAAAGGAAGTACAGTATTAGGACTAGATACATTTCAAGATTTTAAAACTCTTAAAAATTCTAGTTCAGTAGATGTAAATAATGATACTAATGAAATAATTTTTTCTGTAAATGAGAATTGGTTAGAAGCGCAAATGCCTATTATACCACCACCTATTGTACCAGATTATCCAGTTATAGATGGTATATCTGTTGGTACAGGTGTACCAATATATGATGGAATAACTAATAAAAAAATTAAAATATCATCATTAAAATCAAATACTTTAAACATTTCTAAACTCCTTGATGGTACAGTAAAAATAGATAGTATAAATACAGAGTTTGATTATCTTAAAGCATATTACATAAATAGTAATTATGTTTCAACTTTATTATCACCTGCTGATGGTTCTGTTAGTAGACCTTTTCCAACATGGGATGAAGCTAGAACAAAAATGATTGGTACAGGTACTATTTTAAATCCTGAAAATCAAAATGTAACATTTATATTACAAACTAATGCTTCAACAGCTTTAAATCCTACTATAAATACATTAAGTATTAAGTTTATGAATACCTCATTAACTTATACAGGAAATGATGTCTATATGATAGATTCAGAAGTATTATATCCATTAATACCTAAAGATACTAACAATGAAATTACTGAATCAATTACACTCAATATTTTTGGAGTTGGTTCTTTACATAGAACTACAGTTGGTGGTTATATAAGAAGTGTTGGAGCTAAAAGAGGTTCAAGTATAACAACAAATAACCCTAATAATATTATCTTTAGAATAGGTGAAAATGAAAATGATACTTTATATTTAGAAGAGTTTGTGAATTATCCAAACTCAATATGGGAAGGAGATGTTTTAAAACGAGATGGAGTAACTTTACTTGGTAATGATTATAATCCACCAATAGTTTTAAAATGGACAACTCAAGTAAATCCTACAAACCCATTAGTATATGTTAAAAACAATAGTTTTGGTAGTTTTACTTATCCTGTGCTAGGGAAAGGTAGTTTATATATACAAACTTTTGTAAACACTGGATTACATGTTGAAAATACAAATATAAATTTCAATAAACTGACTATACTTCCTTATTCTTATAGGATTTCTGTTGTGCAAGGTAACACTTTTGTACCTAGTTTTCCTGGAGTATATGAACCAAAAAATGCTCCAGCTATCTATTCAAAAGATGTTCAATGGTTTTTAAACTCTTTATATAATATAAATATTGGTACTTTTACATTTAATGGTTTTGATAAATTTTTTAAAATAGAAGGTTTTTTCACTTTTCATGGTTCAACTAATTATGATACAAATCATTATATAAAAACATTTGCTGATTTAAGTACAACCACACAAAATAGTTTTCAAATAAATGGTTTAGATAAAAATTCAAATCTTAATTCAAATATTAATTATTTAATAAATAGTAATATAGTTGGAGATTTTAACCTATTTATACCTAATTCTAGTATAAGAACTATAAGAAACATTAGTCAAAATCCAACTACTAATATTATTCCAATTACAAAAGGTACTTTATCCTCTATAAATGATAAACCCTATTTGTCAGGAATAAATGATTATGCAGATGATGCAGCAGCAATGTCAACAGGACTACTACAAAATGCATTATACTTTAATACAACAAACAATGTTTTAGATAAAGTTTAATTTTATATATCACAAAATAAATAAAATAATCATATATTTGCATAATAATAGTTTATGAGATGGGTAATAAAAGTATAGTGGAACAAATTAAAGATTTAACAAATAAAGTAAAATGTTTGTGTAAATTACAATCAAACAGTCTAACTATAGATAATTTAATTCCTTATGAATTAAAATCTGAAAAAGGACAACCTGATGGTTATGCTCCTTTAAATAATAGTTCACAAATAGATTCTCAATATTTACCAAGTTATGTAGATGATGTTTTAGAGTTTGCTGATTTAGCTTCTTTTCCAGTATCAGGAGAATCAGGTAAGATTTATATAGCATTAGATTCTAATTTACAATATAGATGGGGTGGTAGTATTTATGTACCTTTTAGTGGAGGAACTATATCATATTCATATTTATATTTTAGTAAAACAAATATAAATATTCATTCTTTACCTTCAGATTCTAATTGGTATTATTGGAGAGGTAATTATGTAAGACCAGAATTTACTAATTTTGAAAATATACCTTTGGGAAATGGAGTTTCTCCAAATAATTTTTCAAATAATGTTCGTTCTGATTTTCCAATACCTAAAGGTTATTTTGTAGATAAAATTTTAATATATGGTCCGTACACAGATAGATGTAATATTGACTTTTGTTTTATGAAACAAGATATTTTAAAAAATAGTTTGGATTCACGTGTTGTAAATCCAAGAATAATAAGTTTATTTAATTATGACTTAAATGTAAATAATGTAAATATGGATGATGGAATAGTGCCATTTCGTACTACTGCATATTTTGCACCAATTTCAGATAGTAATGACACAGATATAAATGGAATTTTATCCACATTATCTTTATATACAAGAAAAACAAATAGTGTAGGTGGTGTAAGTATCAGTTTACAAATAATATTAAAGAAAAAGATAGATTAATTATGAAAGCAAAAATTAATATTGATAATTCTTTTGGAGGAATATATACAATTGATTATATAGAAAAAATAGAAGAAAATGATAAATTAAATTTTACAGAAATATTACCTTCTGAAAATATTATTTTACCTATTTGAAATAAAAATAAATGGGAAGAAAAATTATCACAAGAAGAAATTGAAACAATAAATTTTGAAAAAGGAGTTTTACAAATTTCAAAAAGAGATTTATTTATTAAATTATTAGATTACAATATTACAGAAGAATTGATTAAAAATACAATTTTAGAAAATTCTAATTTAACAGAAAAAGAAAAAAGTATATTAATAATTAAATTAAACAATTCAAATATTTTTTATAAATTGGATGAGGACTTATTAAATTTATCTGATTTAATTGGAATTTCAAAAAACAATTTAACAAAAATTTTTAACAAAACAATAGATTAAAAGAATTATCTACAAAATTAAATGTAGATTTTTCAGATAATTCATTAACTTTGCAAAATATTAATGAATTATTTCAAAAAGGTTTATTAATTATAATTCAATCAGAATGCCAACAAGGAATTTCTGGAGAAGGTAGAGGAATGTAATTTAGTGAAGTTAATGATTGGGAAATCTTAAATTAAATTGTGTAATGGAAAATATAAAAGATGTTAAAAGATTAGAAGTATTAGTAGCTTTTTTACTGATATTTATTCCGATAATATTAAGATTATTTGATGGTACTTGGAGACCAAGTATAAGTGATTATGCTTATAGTGAATTTAATTATCTATTTGCTTTCTTATTAACATTGGCTGGTTCAATGTTTTTATATAATGGAGTTGGTTATAAAAGACATTGGTATAATGGTATATTAGGAATATCATTATTTGGTGTTACTTTAACTCCTCATTTGGATTATCCTTTTTTTCATTATATATTTGCAAGTATATTTTTTATTGGTAGTATTTTATCAATAGGATTAAGTTCTAATATTGTATTCAGAAGTTTTAAATATTTTGTATCAGGAATAGTTCTAATTGGATTACTTTTACATTTTGTGTTTAATATGTTTAGTTTATTAGTAGCTGAATGGATTGGAATTATACCAATAGCAACACATTTTATTATAAAATCACGAATTACAAATAAAGTTTTAAATTAATATTAATATGAAATCCCAACTGATGACAGAGTTATTTATTTATGTGCAATATCTTGGTAAGATAATTGTAAATGCTAAAACTTTATTGACAACTAAAACAGGAGTAACAATTTTAGTATCAACTGTAAGTTATTATGCAATATCAAATGATTTAACAAATGCCTGGAAATTATTAGGTATAGTTTTCTTTATAGACTTTGCTACAGGAATCTATGCTTCTTTTATAGAGAATAGGAATCTCAAAAAGAAAAAAGGAGAATTGAAGTTAGGTTTCTTGAACAAATGTCTTTTACTTATTGAAACAATTACAAGTGAAAAGTTGAGAAAATCTATAGTTAAGGGAATCGGTTATATTATTTTTACATTGCTGGTATATGGAGTAGAAAAAGTATTTTTAATTAAATCTTTTACATTCTTTAATATATCTGATAAAAATTGGACAATCACATTAGTTACTTTAGCTTTTTGTACAGCTATTGAAATATATTCAATTGTATTTGAAAATATTAAAAGAGCAGGTTATGATATAGCAGGTTCATTTGTAAAAATGCTTACTCAATATAAAACAATTAAAGGAGAAGTTAAAGATATATAAAATTATTTTTTATCTTTGTGGCATGGAACAAATGATAAAAAATATAAAATCAAACTTTGAAAAACTCACTTTTGATGAAAATAAACATCAATATAGTGTAGATTCTATTAAACTAAAAGGTTCTGTATCATCAAAAATTGATAAATTTGTTGAGAAAGTAAACTTTGATGAAAAAGCTGAAACTAAAGCTATAAGATTAGGAATATCAAAAGAATCTCTTTTAGCTCAATGGGAAGAGGAAAAAAATATAGCTTGTACTACAGGAAACAGAGTTCACTTATTTGGTGAACTCTACCCATTTAATAGAACTATGAAACCTTCTTGTCCTCAAGAAGTTGCTGTAACAAAATTTTGGAATGACCTACCTACTCATATAGTTCCTGCTTGTTTGGAGTTAAGAATGTACCATTTGCAATTTATGTTTGCTGGTACATCTGATATTCTTTTGTTTGATACTATAAACAAAACATTTATAATTGCTGATTATAAAACCAATAAAGATTTATTTAAAAATTTTAAGAAAAAAACTTTATTAGCTCCTTTTGAAAGACTGTTAGATTCTCCCTTTAATAAATATCAGATTCAACTTTCTTTTTATCAACTTTTGTTTGAACAAACTGGTTATAAAGTTACTTCAAGAAAAATAGTATGGTTATTAAAAACAGGAGAATATTTAATGTATGATTGTGAAAATCTAACAAAAGAATTATTACAAGAATTAAATAAAGAATAAAATGGGAGGAATTACAATAGGAGAATTAATTGAAAGAGTTCAGTCTGCTTATTCTAAAGGAGTAAGAAGTGATGATTCTCGTTTATCTAATAGACATATTTATAGTAAATTAAAATCTGTAAGAAATAAATTAATTTCTCAACAACTTAAAAAAAGACAAAAGATAAGTGATTGGAATTTTATAATTTTACCTTGTGTAGAATTGATTGAAGTTGAAAAGCATGATTGTCCTTGTTTACCACCATTAGGTTGTAAAGTATATAGAACAAAAGAGAAGTTACCTAAAGTATTGACCAATTTGAATAAACATATTATTCAATGGGTTATGACAATAGAAAGTAGTAAAATAATTGATGAAACTACAAGAGAATCATATTTATACAATACAGGAAACAAGTACACTAAAAAGCATTTAAAGTATATTTTAGAGAATGAATATATTTATGTTTATGGAGAATATGTTCCTAAATTAATAAAAGTAAAATTATTAGCTGAAAATCCAATTGAAGCATATAGTTTTCCATCATATTGCAAACAAGATTGTGTTGATTGTCAAGATGATTGTGAAAGTATGTTAGATAAAGTTTTTCCTATTGATGGAGATATGGTAGAACCATTATTAGAAATGTCTTTTCCAGAATTAATAAATATATTTTCTCAAGCTATAGAAGATATAAATAACAATACATCTGATTCAAATGACAAAAACAGATAGTAATATAAGAATAAGTTATAAGTTATATAAACAATTACATACTAAAGAAGATAGTCATTTAATAGTAGATATTAAAACTTATATAAGTGTAGCAAATGAATATAATAAATTTTTACTTGATAAAGTTTTAGATGGAGAAGAAGTAACTTTACCTGCTAAAATGGGTACAATTTACATCAGAGGTAGTAAGCAAAAAATAAGATTTGATGAAAATGGATTACCATTATTAGCTCCAGATTGGACAAAAACATTAGCTTATTGGAAAAATAATCCTCAAGCTAAAGAAGATAAAAAATTATTATATTGTACTAATGAACATACTGATGGAGTAAGATATAAAATTATTTGGTCTAAAAAAAGAATAATGGTTGAAAATAAAACACTATATAGTTTGAGATTAACAAGAACAAATAAAAGAGCTATAAGTTCAACTATTAAAAAAGGAAAAGAATACTTAATCAAAAAATAAAAATTATGGCAACATTAGATACAAGTAAAGCAATTGAATCAGCAGAATTTGAAGGTAAAAGAGAATTTAAGTTACCAGAAGGAGCAACTGTTATTAAAAATAGTCATACTATAAGTGTGAGAGAAATTGAAAACGGTTTCATTTTGAGAAAATCTTATGATATAAAATGGACATTAGGAGATGATTCAAATTATGAATATTTCAGTAAAGAATGGTGGTCTAAAGAAAACCCTTTAAAAATAACAATGCCTAAAGAAGAAAAATCTTTAGCAGATAAATTAGATTAATATGCAAAAATTTCAGTTTGTAAAAATAGATTCAATACTTTCAAAATTTCAAAGAGATTTTAAAGGTATTGATATTAATGAAGATGATGCTATTGAATGGATAGGAGAAGCATTAGGATTTATGAAAATAGTTAGTGCATCAGAAGAAGCAATTGCTTTTATTGAAGTAAAAAACTATCATGCTTCTATACCAGCAGGTCTTCACTATATAACTCAAATAGCAAGAAATAATGATTGGGAAAAACCAGAAGATACAAATGGTTGTGCAGCTAACACTATTGCTCAAATTGAAACAGAAACTAAATGTTGTGATGAACAACAACCTAAACATTTATCAAATGAACAACTTTCTGTTACATGGGATGAAGAACAATCTCAATATGTAGTAGAACTAAATTTACCATTATCTTTTCAAAATTGGATAAGTTCAACATATAAAAAAGCTAAATACACTCCTGTAAGATTAGCTAATCATTCTTTTTTAAATACATTAGTTTGTAAAGAAAAAGATATGGAAGATGTATATTGTAGAGATTGTAAAGACAGAGATGAATATACAATAGTACAAGACCAATTAAGATTTAATTTTCAGACAGGTTTTATTGCATTAGCATATATAAGACAAATGATTGACAATGAAACTGGTTATCCAATGATACCTGATGATGAATCAGCAAGAGCAGCTATTACATACTATCTTGGTTGGAAAATTAAAGAAATGGAAGCATGGAATCATAGAGAAGGTGCTATGCAATTAGCTCAAATAGCAGAACAACATTGGTTAAAATATATCAAGCAATTTAAGAATAAAGCTAAAATGCCTACTGGTGTGGACCAATATCAAAATTTAATGGAACAATCAAATTACTTGATTCCTAATCATAATAGATATTATGGTTTCTTTGGTAAATTAGGAACTGCTGAAAATAGAACATTTAATGGTCCAAGAAAAATAACAAACTATGCGAGATAATAATACAGTAATTCAACCTGGAGGATTAAGTACAGATACATCTTATGTAAATCAACCTCAAGGAGCAACTACATTTGTTTTAAATGGGGTAAATGAAACAGTTGAAGGAGATAAAGGTTTCATTGCTAATGAAGAATCTAATGAACCATGTTATACTATACCTCAAGGTTTTACACCAATAGGTAAGGTTTATATTGGTAATGATGAAACTTTAATATTTCTTTGTTCTACTAATGGTGATTCAATGTTAGCAATAGTGGATAGAGAATGTAATTTTTCTATACAAGTAAGTGATGTAAATCAAACTGAAAAATTTGGATTTAAGATAAGTCAGCAAATAGATGCTACTTTTAGATTAAGAAAAGGATGTGAAAGAGTTATCTATTGGATTGACCCTAAACCAAGAATATTTATATTAGAAAAACCAGAAAAATTCCAAGATAATACAACAGGTGATTGGGATATTTCAAAATTTAATTTGTTTAAAATTTATAAAACAATACCTAATTTTGATGATGTTGAAGTATTAAACAATGGAGGTAATTTATTATCAGGTAGTTATAATTTTTCTATTCAGTATTTAGATGAAGATTTGAATCCTACAGAATTTATTACAAGTAGTGAAACAGTACAAGTATATAATAGTGATTTCACATTACCTTATAGAGATGTAAGAGGTTCAACTAATACTGTAACTGAATATCAAAATTTTGGTAGGTCAGATAAAGCTATAAAAATAACATTATCTAATTTAGATGAAACTTTTCCTTTTTATAGATTAGCTATCACAGAAGCTACAGGAGGTACAGGACAGATTACTGATACAAAATTTACACAAGAAATATCTACTCAAAATACTGTATTTACATATACAGGAAATAATTATGAATCTTCTGGTACTCAATCAGATGTATTAGTATTTAAAAATATTATAGAAAAAGCAGGAAGTATTGAGCAAGTAGAAAATACTTTATTACTTGGTAATGTAAAAGGTAAAGAAGTAAATCTTTGTAATTTACAGAAATATGCAAGTAAGATATGTGCTGATATGGTTACTAAAAAAGTTGCACTAAATCAACTTATTGATGGTAACAGTAAACATACTTCTGTTAATTTAGAAGGTTTAGGTTACATGCCTGGAGAAATATATTCTTTTGGTATTGTATATATTTTTGATGATAATACTTTAACACCTGTTTATCATATTCCTGGTAAAAGTAATTTGATTCCAGCAGATACTATTTTTGATGCTGGTCAGAATATACATCCAATGGCACTTAACAATACAAGTGCTGATAATTCATATACTGATAATGATAGTTGTGGAGGAGTAAATTATTGGGGAGTAGATTCAGAAGGTACTCAATTAACAGGACAATTAGTTAGACATCATAGATTTCCATTAAGAACAGATGTAAATATACCTTTGTTAGAAAGAGTAAATACAAACACAACAACAAATGTATTTAAGAGAATAAAAGTAAATATAGCAGGAAGCATTCCTACACCTACAACTTGTCCATTAGTTGATGAACCAGGATATGACCCAGCTTGTGTTCCTGTTATTGCTAATACTTTTCAGTATAATCTTAATTATACTATAGATGGTGGAACTAATTTATATGAGTTTATAGGACAAGTAAAACCTTCTGATTATGCAAGTAGTAGTGCTTCTCATATAATATCTGAAAATGATTATTCTAATATTATAGTTGCTACATTAGTAAGTTTTAGTACACTTGATGAAAGTCAAGAAAATGGAGATATATTAAGAATTATAGGTACAATAGCTGGAGGAATTTTTACAGCTATATCTACTAATGGAGATTTAATAGACCCAGTTACAAATTTACCTACTGGTACAATAAAACCTGGTAGAGGTTTAACTTATACAGTAGAATTATCTAATGATATAGTTGAAACAAAAGATGAGCAATTTACCTCTGATATTTTTGGTATCCACTTTTCTAATATAGAAATTCCTTCTGAATTAGAATTAAATGGTAATAAAATCATTGGTTACTATATTGTTAGAAATGAAAGAATTGAAGATGAAAAAACTATATTAGATAGTGCTGTATTAACTTCTACTGTGCAAAATGCACAATTTGTATCTTCTGGTTTATTGATGCCTGAAATGGACAATGATTCAAGAATTAAGAAAGATATAGTTAGTATAATAAATCCAGAGTTTAAATTCAATGAAAAAAAATATAAGAATGTAACTAAAATAATTCAACAAGGTAGTTTTAAAAGAACAGAAGCTATACACAGTAGAACAAAAATTATTGATGTTCAAGATGGTAATTCATATCAAAGTGGTATGAAAGATGCTGAAAATGGTAGATTTCAAGGTAATGGTAATAATGGTCCTGATGGATTCTTATTACAAATAAAATCAAGAGATAACATTACAACTTTTACAGATAAAAAAGATTTTGAAATTGATGCTTCTAAAATAAAAGAAATTTTCTTTTTACCAGCATTAGGAGATAAGTTAATTCAAGATTCTGCTGATGTTGGTGTAGATGTATTTAATCTTGCTTGTGATAATAAAGTAGGTATAATGTCATTAAATGAAAATATAAATTTTCCTATTGTAAATGATGTACCTTATGTTTATTTAGTAAAAGATAATGCTAATCCTTATAATAATTTTAGATTAACTCCTTATTATAAAGAAACTTTAAATCCAATTTATTTTACATCAACAGAATCAAGTTGTGATGTATTCAATGGAGATAGTTATATTACACCAATAAGATATACAAACAGTATATTTTATGATAACAGGTTAAGAAAAAGAGCAGCTAAAACATCTGTTTGGAATTATATTGCAGCAGCACTTTTAGTAATTGTAGCTGTTGTAATTGCTATTTTTACTTGGGGAGCAGGTACAGCAGGAAGTATAGCTTTAATTGGTGTAGCAGCAGCTATGGTAGGTGGTGCAGCAGCACTTGTGGCTTCTGGTATAAAACAAGATGCTTGGGCAAGAGCATATAGTGATTTATATGATAAAGGTTTGAGAGAAACTATTGTAGATAATTACATTTTATATGATTCAGACCCTGGTAATGGAGAACAAAGAGGTTTTGCTAAAAATCCACCAGATGATGAAATTCAATGGTTAGGAGAATGTTTAAATCTTTGGTTTGAATCTAATGTAAATATGAATTTAAGACAAGGTGCTACTGATAATACACCTGACTTTCTTAATGCACCAGGTAATAGAGAATTAGGAACATCTTATGGAGAATGGGATGAAGAATATTTTGGAATACATTCAGTTGGTTCAAGAGAAATTGCTCCTACAAATTCTTTAGATATTCACATGGTTAAAAAATTAACTTATTTGAATAGTGAAAGAAAAGGAGGAAGAGCTTATATAGGACTTGCCCTTGCTGAAATATATCAAATTAATCAAGATTATAAAAGAAGAAATAAAGAAAAAATATATAATCATTTACCTTTGGAATATGATTGCTGTTCAGATTGTACTGAAACATTTCCTCATAGATTGCATTGGTCTCAACAAGCATTTCAAGAAGAATTGACTGATAATTTTAGAAACTTTTTACCTAATAATTATAAAGATATTGAAGGAGAAACAGGTGTAATAACTGACTTGTTTAGAATCCAAAACAATCTTTATATTCATACAGAAGAAGCTCTGTGGCATCAACCACAAAACTTCCAAGAAAGAGTAACAGATAATATTATTTCTTTTATTGGAACAGGAGAATATTTTAATATACCACCAAGAAAAATTGTTGATGATAATAATAGTTCTTCTGGTAATACTCATAAGTGGGGTAGATTGAAAACAAAAAATGGAGTATTGTTTCCTTGTCATAAAGAGAAAAAATGGTACTTATTTAATGGACAATCTCTTCAACCAATTTCTGATACATACAACTCTAATTATTTTAGAGAAAATATGAAATTTAGAATGGCTGAAAGTTATTATAATGCTAATCACATTAATTATCCATATAATAATAATCCATCAAATCCAATAGGAGTTGGTTATATTTCAACTTATGATACAAAAAAAGAAAGATTGATTATAACTAAAAAAGATTTTGATATTGCTGGTTTACCTGATGGAGATTATCAATTATGCAATGAAGGTTTAGGAACAGTAATATTTCCTAATTTATCACAAATTATTGCTAATAGATTAGCTAATGGTTGGCATTATGTTGGTATAGAAAATTGTAAGTTAAAATTTGAAAAAGTAGTTCTTGAAACAAGAATAGAAATAAGAACAATAACTACGAATGTTCCTAATAATAGTAATATAGTTATACAGTTTGATAGGTCAGGTAGTTTTGGTAATGCTGGAGTTGCTAATGTTAAAGTAGCTGTATTAGCTTGGTTTACACAATTTAAAATTGATAATCCAACATTTACAGGAAGATTAATTTATGTTTTAGCTGTTGAAAGATGTAGTGGTCAAGCATGGTTAAGTGTATTAAGATGGTTACAAAACAGTCAGCAAGTATTTTTAGTAGATAATACAGCAAATCCTTTAATTGGAATAGAAACACCTATAACAAATTTTAATACTATAAGTAGAAATATAATTATAGTTTCTACTGTAAATGAAGCAGCTATAAATAGTTGTGGGGGTACTGGAGAATATCATACAAGTGGTATCAGTAATCCTACAGATGCTCCTTCTACAGAATATATTAATGATTTTAATGATTATAACACAAGATATGATGCATTGATTGCTGCTGGATATAGCATTCATGGATTACAATATCCTATTGTTTATACAAGTATTCCTGGTCCTACAAGAGGTATGTTACAACATAGTATATCTGCTATTACAGGTAGAACATTGAATGCAACAGAATTAGCTTTTTTAGCAGCTAATATTAACCCTTTTGTTCCAACAGGAGATTATGCTTTATTATTAACAGTATTAGCAGGAGTAAATCCATATCCATCAGGTTTAAGTCAAAGAAATTGGCAATATAAACATACAAGAGGTTGGGATGGTACTGGAGATATAATTAGTCCTTTACAATTTGCTACTGATATAAATGGTTTTCTTGGAAGTTTAACTACAACAACACAAGTTGAAGTAGAAGTACAAATACCAGTATTAACTTATGAATATGAAGAAGGTGTACCTTTAGAAACAAATCTATTAAATAATAGTTTTACAATGAGTTACTCATTGAAAGATACTAAATGGATTTCTTGGCATTCATATTTACCAAGTTTCTATATGCATGTTCAAGAGAAGTTTTATTCTTGGAAAGAAGGTTTGAGTAATATATGGAGACATGGTAGAAGAAATCACTATCAAAATTTTTATGGAGAAAGACATCCTTTTATAGTAGAATATGTTGATAATTCAAATGCATTAATTAGTAAAATATATGATGCAATTAAATTTCAAACAGAAGCTAAAGAATATGATGTAAATACAGATAGTTATATTGATAAAAGATTTATTACATTTAATAAAGTTCTGGCTTATAATACTCATCAAATAAGTGGTATTCTTGATATGCTGGTAAAAGATGTTGATTTAGAATATATGAACAATCAAGTAGAAAATTCAGCAGGATTTATAAATCTTGATAGAAATGAAAGAGATTGGTGTATTAATGATTTAAGAGATTTATCTGTAAATCCTAATGTATCAATATTCAATAAAAATTTAACAAGTTTACAAGCTGATTATTTTATAGATAAAATAGTTAATAGTAATAGGATTGACTATAATAAGGATTGGACTGAAATGGAAAGTTTTAGAGATAAATTCATGGTGGTTAGATTCATATTTGATACCTTTGACACCACAAGATTAATTATGAACTTCTCTGTGCAAGATTCAAAAGTATCTGAAAGATAATAAATATTAATCTGTATAAAAATTCATTTTTATTATGAAAAAAAAATGTGCTACTAAAAAGAAATATGGTTATGGCTCAAGTGGAGTTGGTAGTAACTATATAGAAAATCCTGCTACAACTATAGCTAAAGGAGATATAATGAATGCAGAAGCAGAAAGAAAAGCTGCTAATAATCCCTGGATTCCTATTACTTTAATGGCTGGTCAATTAGCTTCAACAGCTATTTCTGCTGGAGCAGGAAAAAGTGGTGCTAAAACAGGAGCAACAGATTTTACAGTAACAGGACAAGATACTGCTATAAATATACCTAATGAAGGAATGTCTCCTATACAACAACAATTCGTAAATGCTATGGGTAATAGTAATGCACAAGGTAATGTTGAAGTAGAAGGTAAAGAAGTTATTGAAACACCAGCAGGAGAAGTAGCAGAAGTAGAAGGTGCTTCACATGAACAAGGTGGTGTAAATATGAATGTTCCAGAAGGAACTAAAATTTATTCAAAAAGAATAGAAAAATTTGGAGAAACTATGGCTGAAAGAAAAATAGCCAGAGAGAGAAAATTAACTAATCTTAATAAATTATTAGAAAATTCTAAAGGAGATATTGCTGTAAAAAATGCTCATGCGAGAAGTATAGAAGCTCTTAATGAACAAGAACAAGCTGATTTACAAACACAAGAAATGTATGGAGTTATAGCTGCTGTACATGAATTTGCTTTTGGTACAGATGAGAATGGAGTAAGAAAATATGGTGGTGGTACAGGACCAGGAGGAATAGAGTATGATGAATTTGGTAATCCAATTATAAAAGATTTACTTCAAAGTCAAATGATTACTCCAGGTGTAGTTGGTACTGCAAAATCGGTAAATAAAAAATATGCTACTGTACAAAATAAACCAGAAGCTCCTGATTACATGAAGAATTTACAATCTTCACCTGTATTAAGTTTTGCTAATAACTTTGGAGAAACTTTACCAGAAAATAAAGATTATGGAGCAGGAGAATTTATAAAAGGATTTGATAAAGGTGAACCTGATACTATATCTTTAACTGATGAAGAAGTATTGAATAAAGGTGGTAAATATGATGGATATTCTAATCCTGAATTAGCACCAGAAGAAACAAGTATAGATAAACCAGGAAGTGTAGCAAGTAGATTTATAGATGGTGCTGGAAAATTTGTAGATAAGTCAGGTTTTAAAATGCCTGGTACTGGAGATTTAATTGGATTAGCAGGAGATGCAATATCAGCTTTTGCTCCAATGAAAAATACTTTAGAAAATAGAGCAGGAGATACTCCTAACATAAATGCTTTTAAAGATTTTGGAAAAGATGCTTTAGAAGCTAATTTAGCTGCTATGGAAATGAGTGCTGGTCAAAAAGCAGAAGCATTAAGAAAAATAACAGCAAGTGCTAATGGAGCAAAAAGAATTGGTAGAAATTCAGCAAGAGGTATAAATCAAATGAGAGCATTGGATTTAGCAACTGATATAAATTCAAATGAAGCAAATCAAGGTGCTGTTGATAGTTTCCAAAGAACTATGCAAGAATTACTTGGTCAGAAAGCTGGTTTAGAAAATCAACAAGACCAAATGGTAATGAATGGGGAACAAGAAAGAGATTTGAATGATAGAAAAGATAGAGATAATTTTTACACACAATTAGGTAAAGATAAATCTACTATGGGAGAAGGAGTTCAACATATTGGTAAAGATTTGAATGCTATAAAACAAAATGATATGATGACAAATGTTATCAATCAATTATCTAAATATGGATTAGCTTTTGATGAAAAAGGTAATCTAATAGAAAAACCTAAAACAACATAAGAAATGGGAAGATTTTATCAAACATCAGATGCTAAATTTGTAGATAACAAAATGTTTGAAGCACCTCATCAACTAATGGCACAGGTACTTCAAAATAAAGATAAGGAAATTGATACAGAAATTACTTCTGCAACTGCTTATTTGGATAAACTAAAAGCTGATGTATTAACTCAAGATAGTCCAGAATTACAACAAGAAATAAAAAACTATGAAGCTAAAATTACTGGTATAGTTGATAATATAAGAAATAATCCTCTTAATTATAATAAATATAGTTCAGATATAATGCATTTGGGTAGAGATATAAATGCTAACTGGACTACAGGTAAGATTGGTACAATGCAACAATATAAAAAAAATGTAGTTGCTGAATATGATAAATTAGATGAATTAGCAAAGAAAGACCCTAAAAAATATGATGCTGCTTATATAGCTGCTGAAAAAGCTAATATACTTGCTAAATACAAAGGTGTTAATTGGAATGCTGATATGAATAAAGCAGGAGCTTCTCCTGATATTCAAAATGCTTATTATGCTGCTGATTTTGATGATAAGTTTTTAGAACACATGAAAGCAAGTGGTTATTCTGTAGAAAAAGATACAAGAGGAGGAAATGGTTACATTTATAGACACAAAGAAGGAGGTAAACAATTAACTAAAGAAGAGATAGCTAATGCTATGTATTCTCAATTAAATGCAGATAATGATTATCAACAAGCTGTTGAGAGAAGAAAACAATTAGGTGTTAGTGGTTATGAAAATGCAGATTTGAGTAAAGCCTATGTTTATGAAAAAAATGAAAAAGGTATTCCTCAATTTAAAGGTTTTAATAATGACCATTATGGCAAAATGATAAATGCTGCTGCTCAAACTTATTCACATAAAGACACAGAAGTATCAGATACTATTCATAATGATGAAGGATATTGGAAAACTTGGGATAGAGCTAATAAATTAGCTGATGATGCTAAAGAAGAAGCTGAAAATGTAAATACAAGTTATGAATCTGTATATCAAGTAGGTACTAACTCTTCATCTAATTTTCAGAAAACTCTTACTCAAACTAATCAAAATCTTGGTGCTATTCAAGATAATATTAATACTCAAATTAAAAACTTAAAAGTTAAGCCTGGTAGTGATATGGAAAAACTTATCAAAAAAGGTAATGTTCAAGCTATGGTTGCTGCTGGTATGTCAGAAGCAAGTGCTATAGAATTATCTTCTCAATATAAGTCAGAATTAACTAAAAAGAATTTATTAAATGCTCAAGCTCAAGGATTTATAGAATATGCTAAAAAGACAGGAAGAAAATTTGATACTACTAAAAATGGTTGGTTAAATGACCCTAATGCTCAAAAAGCATATAATGAATATTTAACTGTAAATGGTACTAAAGAAAAAAATAATGTTAAAGAAAATTTAGTAACTTTAAATGGTATAGGTTTAAATAAAAATACAATAACAGAATTAAAAGGTGTTATAGAACAAAGATTTGATGATGTTGCATTTAATATAGACCAAACAGTAAAAGGTTCTCAATTAAAATTTGAAGATAAGAATGGTAATGAAATAGTTTATGTTGCTGCAAATGATAAAAGAGCAGGTAAAACTGAAAAAGTCAAAGCAGGAATAAAACCTGCTGTTGAAACAGGTTACTTTGATTTCAAATTAGATAAACCAGCAGAACAATTATATAAAACAAGAACCTATAAAGTTGCTCCTGGAGGTAAATTGTCTGTATCTCAATTAATTAGTGAAGGTGGTATAGAACAAAGAACTAACAAAGAAGGTAAAAAAATATATATTACAAGACAAAATGGTAAAGAAGTTGGTTTACAAGTAGATGAAAAAACAGTTGGTTTAGATATGGCATTAGATAATGCTGGTCAAAGTAATTTAGGTATGAGTGTACAAATTGGAGATTATAGATTACCAGCATTGGTTTCTACTAATCAAATCAGTACACCAAGTATAGATAATTTTGTTTCTAAAAATAGACCAGAAATGGAATGGAGAAAAACAATGAATCATACTAATATTAATACATTAGGTAGGAGAACTGTTCCAGCTATGAATGGAGAATCTTATGAAACAGACCATGGAAAAGCATATATTATTCATAAAGATGGAAGTAGAACTCAATTACTTAAATCAGAAGAAATAGATAAAGTACATCAAATTATTTATTCTGAACAAAATTAATCTTATATTTGTAAAAAAATAAATTTATATGTTACCACCTAAAAGAAAGAGTGCAAGTTTAGATTTTTTAAACCAAAGTATAGAAAATAAAAAGAAAACATTTTCTTCACAAGTAGTTAATAATCAGCAAAATAATACTGCTAATGTATCACAAGAAGAGCTTACCTCTCAAGATATGAGTTTAGGTAATGTGTCTGCTGGTACATTGGACATGATGTATAAATCTTCTACTGAAAGAGAAAGAGAAGATTTTTTCAATTCTCAAGCTAAAAAAGAAGCTGAAAAATTAGCTAAAGCTAAAACTCTTGATGATAATGGTGTTCTTGCTGAATTAAAAAATAAAGTAGGGGAAGAAAAAGCTATTGAATTTTTAGATATTGATGAAAAAATAAAAGAAAAAAGAAAGAAAAGTATTGATTTCATTGATGATAATGGAGTTAATATTTTTGCTCCTATTTATAAATTACATGATTATTTTGCTGATGATGAGAATAAATGGGGTAAAACAGCTAAAGAAGAAAAAGAATACAATGATTTAATTACATACAGAGATAATAAAATTATGCCTGTAATGAATGAAGTTAAAGAAAGTTTTAAAAATAGATTTAAAGAAATTGAAGAGAAAGCTAAAAAATATAGAGATGCTAAACTAAAAGATGATGCACAAATAGTATATCATAAAGATGGAAGTGTTGGTCCAAAAGCATCTGTTCCAGATAGACTTACTGGTTATCAAAAAAATACATCAGAAGATAATTATACTCCATATCAAGAAGAGATAAATTATAATATTGCTAAAAAAAATTATGAAGAAGTAATAGAAACTTTAGAAGATTATACTACTGGTAATACAGGATTTTGGTCAGGATTTGGTACACAAAGTAAAGACTTAAAATCATTAGGGTTATATAGTATAGCTAAAGATATTAAAAGTATTCCTATTATTGAAAAACAAAATAGAATAGTAAATGAAGTAACAAAGAATACAGATAAAAATGGTAATGTAAAAAAAGGTTATGTTCCTTCTGAAACACTTACTGATAGTGAACAAGCTGTTATAGAATCTATTGCTAAAAAACAAAATATTGAAGCAAGAGATTTAATGCATGATAATAGATTATACAGAACAGGTAAAGGTGTTGCTACATCTGCTGTTATGATGGAACAAATGATAGCTACTGCACCAATAGGAGGTCCTATAGAAACTGCTGTGGGTAAATTTGTTGCAAGAGATGCTATAGGATTAACTCTTAATACTGCTTTACAACAAGGTGGTAAGAAACTTGCTTTAAAAATGATAGGTGGAGAATTAGCAGGAGGAACAGCAAGTTTAGCTGTACAAGGACTTGTTAATCCTATGACCTATGGTGGTTATGCAAAAGACCAAATTGGAAATGTAGAAATATCACATGATGAAAATGGTAAAGAAATTTATCTAACAAGTCAAGCAATCTATAACAAATATAAAAAAGACTTTAATTTAAAGAATGTTCAAATAGATAGTCAAATAAATAAATTATCTAAAAATAAAACAGAAGAAAATTTAGCTAAAATAGAAGAATTACAAGGAATGAAAGATTCTTTAGCTGATGAATTATCTTTAATACAACCACATAGTAAAGTTGAATCAGCTTTGTTTGGTTATTCAGAATATTTAAAAGAAGCATTTGCTGAAAGATTTGTTGGAGAAGCACTTGGACCATTAGGTAAATTAGCTAAATCTGAATCTACTATGTTAGGTAGAGGTTTAACTAAACTATCTGATAGTAAAATAGGTAAAGGATTATCAGCAATTAATGATAAATTTGTAAAGGGTAGAAATGCTATGAATAATTTAGCATTAGGTAAAATATCTACTCAAGCTATTGCTCATACAGGACAAATGAATATGTTAGATTCATTACCTGGAGAAGTATTAGAAGAAGTATTTACTGCTTTAGTACCTACTTATGGTCAAGATTATGGTAAACAATTAGAACAATTAAGTGATTCAGAATTTTATGAAGATGTAATAGCTCAAACTCTTATAATGAATGGAGCTATGGGAAGTGTTGGTATGGGAATGAGAGCCAATAATTTCAGATTAGATAAAAAAGCAATTGCTAAAATTTATAGAAATATTGATGCTGCTACAACAGATGAAGATTTAGCTGCTCATATTAATATGAATACTTCTGGTAGTTTATATAGCCCATTAGAATATGATGCTATGATAACTAAATTAAGAGATAGTGGTAAAACTGAACAAGCTAATAAATTAGAAAAAACAAAATTTGAAAGATTAGCTGCTCATGCTATAAGAACAGGAACAATAACTAATTTTCAAGAAACATTATATAAAGTGTTATTAAAACCTGATACTGAAATATCTGCTGAAACTAAATTAAATATACAACTTGCTAAAAAGAGAATAGATGAATTAAAACAAGTTTATGATGCACATTCAGAAAAACAAAATTTTGGAACAATATTTAATTTAGCTGAAAAGAAATTAGCAAATAAACAGACTATTGAAGAATTAGATAAACATATTGTTGAGAATAAACAAAATGCTAAAGAAGAAATAGATGCTTTTATAACAAGAGAAGGTATTAAAATAGATTATTCTATTGATACTTTATTGGATAGACAGTTTGAAAATGAAGAAGACCAACAAAAATATAATTCATTTTTAGATAGATTAGAAAAAGAAAACTTATTAGCTGTAGAGAATCATAAAAATGCTACAATGTTAAAAGATACTTTGAATAGTAATCAAAGTATATTATTAAAAAATTATAATGACCAAGTTCATCCTCTATATCAAAAGAAAATGGAGGAGAAAAAAGCTATTTTACAGGATTATAATTCTATTGTAGAACAAATAAAACAAGAAGGTTCTGAAAATGCAGAATTTAATTATCAAAATGAATTACAAGAAACTCCTGCTTTAATTGAAAGTGTAGTTGAAAAACTTAAACAAAAAGATATTACTGGAGAAAATAAAGATTTTATTAATGATTTAAAAGAACAAAAATTACAAGAACTTAAAGTAAAACAAGAACAAGTTCATAAAGAAAAAATAGCTAAATCTATAAAAGACTTGTTAGCTCAAAGACAAGAAAAAATAGATGCTGGAGAAGTTGTTCCTGAAAATGAGCCATATATTACAATTGTAGATGAAGATGCTAAAGAAGAACACACTTCTTCTGTTGCTGGTAATTTACAAACTATGGAAACTGTTTTTTCATTAGATGACAATTCCACAACTATAAACAATGACCCTGTATTTATAGCAGATGATTTCAATGATATGATTGGAAATACATCATCTTTTACACCTCAACAAAGTAATGTTGCTAAAAAGATTGTATCAGAAGATGTAACTAAAGTTAAAAATCTATTAAATAGAAATATTAGCTTTAGGGAATATATGTCTCATTTGGATGAAATTGTAAATAATAAAGAACAATTAAAAAAATTATTTGATGGTTATGTAGAAGGTTGGAAACAAAATGGATTTGAAGCAGATGACTATAATCAAGTTTATATGGATTTATTTAATCCATTGGCTTCATTAGGTACTAATGCTTCATTAATGGCTCAAATGTTTGAACAACAAGTTCCTATTGAAGAAGCTAATACATTTGTAGAATTAGAAGAAAAAGTAGAAGAAATAAAAAAAGAAGTTGCTCAAAGAGAAGTTACTACTGTTGGTTATGATGAAGAAAACATTCCTATTCAAAAAACAGCAGTAAATGAAATTGAATCTAAAAGAACTTTAACAATTACTCCTAAATTAGGATTTTCTTCTATTGCTTATGTTGAAGTAATAGAAAATGGTATTTTAGTTAGAAAATCAATAGGTAATGAATTGAATCACAAATTTGGAGATTTGATTGACTTTAGAGAATTGTTAAACCCTGATAAACATCCTTCTGGAAGTAAATTAGGGGTACAAATTGCTCCTGAATCATTATGGTCTCAAATTACTGTTTCTAATAGTAGAAATGCACAAGGAACAGCACAAACTATTACTTTTGATAAATGGTTATCTGAAAAAGAAAAACAAAATGCTGATTTCAGAAATACACAAGAATTTAGAAATAAAGTTCCTGTATTCTATACTAATAAAGAAGGCAAAGCATTAGCTTATGTTCAAGATACTGATTGGTATAATACATTCAATATAGGTAATCCTTTTGGGGATTCAAGTAATCCTAATTTACCTACTCAAGAATGGGTGAATCATATTAATGAAGGTAAATTAAATGCTCAAAATTTAAGAAATAGTATAAACAATGGTTTAACAGAAGTTACAATTAATAAACCTTCTGATGGTATATTTTATGAAATACCTATGACAGAACCAAAAATTACTCTTCAAGAAGCTAATCCTCAAACTGTTGTAACAGTACAAATAGGAGAAGACTTATATATGGGTAATCAAATTTTCAATGCTGGAAAACTCTTAAATAAAGATAAATCTGGCAATGAAGGAAAGTTTGATTTTAATAGTGTAGGTCATACTTGGGAAGTAAGAAGAATAGGTACAACATTAAATGATAAAGGGGAATTAGTACCTACATATAGAGCTTATCCTGTAGGCAGAGTTGTTTCTGATGAACAAATAGAAACAGCAAGATTTGCTATGGCTGCACACCTTGCTCTTAAAAAAGATGCAAGTTGGACAAGACATTTAAAAGGTACTATATATGAAATGACTTATGAAAAAGCTAAATCTATTCAGAAAGATGTTCATACTCAAATGGGTCTTGATATTGAAAATGGAAATGAAATAGTTCAATTTATAAAAACTTTCTTTCAAGATAATATTGCTGGAGATAATTTAGGTCAATATAAAAAAGGTTTGTTTGATGAGAATGTTATGAATAATGTTTCACAGCATACCAATAACAAACTTTTAAATAACAGAAATGTAAAAAGTATAGTTCATATTACAAGAGAAGGAGTTACTGCTTTAAATCAAACTTATGACACTTATTTAAAAAATAATTTACTTACAAATATCAAATCTTTTGATATTGATGATACTGGAAAAAAACCTACTTATGTTACTATGATACAACCAATTATCACAGTAGATTATAAGGAAGTGGAGAAACCAGCAACTAAAAATAATGATGCAAGACAAGAAGCTGCTAATGTAATTGTAGAACAGCTTAAAACATCTGTACCATTCAGTTTAGAAAAACATACTGAATTTTTAAATGATTTAGGTATTGACCCTAATGATTTTGATGAAAGTAATGATATGATTGCTAATACAGATAAATTAGCTAATATTTTCAATGTTAGTGGAGATTTATCTATAACTCAAGAAAAAAATGTAAGACAATTTATATACCATAAAATTGGTAATAAAGTAAGTTTTGGTTATAAAAATAAAGTATCAAAAGAAGCAATACAAAATGATATTAAATCTGAATTAAACTTACATCTTAATAAGATAGAAAAACAAGTATTATCAATGTTATCTGAAATTAAAAATCAAAATAATACTAATGGTGCTTTAAATCATTATGTTGAAGCATATAATCAAACTTTAAAAAATATTGCTGATATTAAAAAGAATTATGAAGGTATATATAATAAAGCATTTGCTGATATTCAAAAACAAACTCAACTTACTCTAAATGAGAAAGAAGAGAATGATATTGAACAAGATGATGTTGAATTAAGTGTTAAAGATTATAGTAAAGATTCTATTGAAGAATCAGGTAAAGCTAAAGCATCTTATAGATTAAGAAGATTCTTATCTGAAATTCCTGTATTTGATAGCAAAGGAGTTGCTCAAAAAGGTTATTTAGGTATTCCTTTATATATGTCATTTAATGATGTATATAATGAATTAAGTAAAGTATTGGCTCTTGGTTCAGAAGTTAAATCTGATTACAATACTATTATAGCTAAAATGAAACAAAGTAATAATGCTTTTGTAAAAAGTGTTTTAGCTAAATTAGAAAGTGCTGACCAACAAATTAAAAATGAATTGGTTTATAATTTTGTTAGACATACTTTGTCTTCTAAATTTGCTATGTATGAAGATACTAAAAACAATGGTGTTTCATTAAAAATATATAATACTAATGCAAATGAAGCTACAAGAATTATAGCTAAAAACTGGAAGAATGAGAATAAATCATCAGGTTTATATAATAAAAATCAATCCTTAAATGTTCAATATGCTCAATCATTATTAGATGACTTTAATAAATGGGATAGACAAGATTACAGAAAAGTTCCAGAAAATGATTTGAGAAAATGGTTATCTAAATTAGGTTATACTTTTGAAGATACATCATGGAATCAAATTTATAATGAAGGTATTTTTAATGCTGGAAAACAAAATTCTTTCAATGTATTGTATAGTCAAAATGCTGGTGGTTTATTTATACCATTAAAAAATTGGTTAGAGAAAGCAATAACTAATCCTGCTGATTTCAGCTTTGATAGTAAAGAAAGTATTTTTAATGATTTAGCTGGTGTTACAAAAGCATTAAGTTTAATAGAAGCAAAATATAACCCAACTTTAATAACCCTTTCTTTTAGAGATTCTGGTAAGAACATATCAACTTTAGTTCCTACCAAATATGTAACTGATATGGTTCAAAATTTAAAAAGAAGTATATCAGAAGATGGTAACAATTTAGTTGATGACTTGTTATCATTATCATTATCTGAAAATTCTATAATTTTAGATATGTTGAAAAATGAACCTACTTTTAAAAGTATGTTTGAAATTTCACATACTTCTATTACAGCATTTAAAGAAAAAGGAGAACAACCATATAGAGCAAGTATTACTGATTTAAGTGATATTGATTATGATATGGCTGGTATTACTGGTTTTCAAGATAGAAAGATTGATAAATTACCTAAAGGAACTAAATTTGAAGGTATATCAATGAGAATGGCTAATATGTTATTTCCTACTATGTCAGATAAAACTACTGGTATGTATATGACAACTGCTATTTTTGATTTTTTGAAAGATGGTAAAATAGATGGTATGTTTAACTTATCAGAAGAAGGTGTAGTTCAAGGTATTGGTCCAACAGTTAAAACTTTATTGTTTAATCAATTGGTGTTACCAGAACTAAAAAGAATAGTTAAATTTCATACAGAAGTTAAAGCAACAAATATAAAAGATTATGATAAAGGAGCAACTCTTTTTCATTTCTTACCTATAATGAATACTTTAAAAGATTCTGATGGATTAAATATTGTAAACAAGTTAGCATTAACTGGTATTACAATAGATGAAGCTATTGAAAAATATCAATCTACTTTTGAAGATGCTATTGAAGGTGTTATTAAAAAAGAAGTAGAACATAAAAAAGATATGTGGAGTAATTATTTAGAAGTAAATAAAGAAGGAAACTCATATTCTAAAATGTTTGATAACAATTATTTCAAAGAAGAAGGTAAAAATCCTTCAACTGATTATGATTTAGCTGTTTATGATTTTGTATTAAATAATATGATTACTAATTCAGAAGTATTTAAAGTATTTGCTGGAGATATTGCTAATTATAGTAAAGATAAATTATACAAAGAAGAAGGTAAGTCAGTTAATCCTTTTGATATAAAAGATGATAAAACTTATGTTTCTATTAATAAAGAAATTGGTGTGAATTTAGGTAAAAGGTTAGCTTTACTTATTGCTCCTGGTAGTAAAATTGCTAATTCTTATGGAGAAAAATATAATCAAATTTTTCTTGAAGATTCTGTTGATATTAGTGAAAATTCAGAATACTTAATTAAAAATTATTATGGTCAAAAAGGATTAGATGAAGCTCAATCTTTATTAGATAAATATAAAAAAGCTGCTGAATTACTAAACAAACACGAACAAGGAATTTTAAGTTTAAATCCTGTTAGATATAGTGCTGTTAATAAAACATTATCTGATATTAGAAAATCTTTAGCTAATAAATTTCCAGCTATAGATGCTTATTTTGATATTGAATCTACTGATGCTCAAGAATATTCAACAGCAACAGAACACATATCTATTTTACATAGAATAGGTAGAATTTCTGATGAAGAATTTAAAGTAATTACTAATAAATTATTAACAGAAGGAGAAAAAGGTTATTTAACAAAAGAAGAATTGAAATTAGTATTTCAACCAATTAAACCTGTTCATACAGGAACTTATACTAATGTAAATCAGGATGTTAATAGAGTAGTTTATATTAAATCTTCTGCTTTTCCTTTGATACCACAATTAACTGCTGGTACTAAATTAGATGCTTTAAGATTGAAAATGGAAGAGTTAGAAACTAACACAGGTAGATTTACCAGAGCTTCTTTTCAAACAGCTAATAAGGTAGGTGCTACAATAAAAACTGTAAAACCATTTGATATAAATTCATTATCAACTATAAAAGATTATAATGCTGATGATGTAAATGCTAATATGTTAGTATTAAACAGAGATAATTTTAGAATACAACAAGATGTACCTTTTAAATCTGATAAACATCAAGATGATAAAGTTTCTATGGGTACACAATTCTTTAAATTATTATTTGGTGATGGTGTAATTGACAAAGAAGGTTTTGTTATAGATGGTAAAGAACTTACTGGTAAAGAGTTATATCAACATTTTAATAAAGCATTTAGTGATATAGTAGATAGTAAAAAACAAGAATTATTTTTAGATTTAGGTTTAGATACAAATGGTCAAATTAAAAATGAACAAAACTTTGTAAAAAACTTACAAGATTTATTGATAAAAGAAGCTACTTCAAGAGGTTATAGTGTTAAATCATTAGCAGGATTGAAAATTGAAAAATTAGCTGCTGCTGCTGGATTTTACTATGAATTTAAAACTCCTTTATGGTTATCATCTGATAGTAATAGATATGAATCATTATTAAATTCAATCATTACTAACAAAATTATGAAGCATAAAATGCCTGGTAATGGTTTTGTTGCTGGTTCTGAAAGTGGTTTTAGAATGAAAGAAAATCTTGAAGGTGTAGATAAATCAAGAATAATTTATTTAGATTCATATAATGGTAAAGAATTACAAGGAACTCATACTTCAACAGATGAAAATGGAATAGTATTTCATAAAGCTCAAGTATTTATTCCTTCTAAATTTAAAAATGATAAAAAAGAACTTATTGATTTATTTGAAGGATTTAATGGTAAAGAAGGAAAGTATTTAACAAGAAGAGAAAATGGTACATTAACTTTGAAAGAAGGTATGATAGACCCTGCTTTATTCAATAACTTCAGTTTTAGAACTCCTACTTCATCTCATAAATCAGGTTCATCTATTGAAATTGCTGGTATATTACCTCCAGAAGTAGGGGATTTAATGATAGTACCTAAAAACTTTACTAAACAAAAAGGTCTTGATTATGATATTGATAAAGAATCTGCTTATCAATTAAATCATATTATGACTAATGATGGTAAAATTAAAGTATTAGAAAACTCTGATATAGAAGATATTACAAGAAGTTTAACTAATAAAATAGAAGAATTTAATCTTGAAAATACAAGTGCTTCTGCAAAAAGTAATTTTGCTAATGAATTATTTAGAAGTTTCATAGCAGGTAAAGGAAGTTTATTAGATGAAGAATCTTTAGAAACTTTATTATTACCTCAAGTTGATATTGTTGAAAAAATAAATAGATTAGAATTACAATTAAAAAGAAAATTAGCTGAAAATGAATTTATTAAATCTCATTTGGCTATATTCAATAATCCTAATTTAGATATTCAAAACAAAATCAATAGTGTTTTATCTATTGATTTTGCAAAAAGTCAAGCTGAACAGTTAGAAAAATTAAATGAAGCTGGTTACAGAAACAAGATGATTGCTGAATATATGGCTAAAGATGCTACATTATCTGATTTAAAAGCTAATGAGATGTATGAAGCTGACCAATTGAATTTTACAATGCTTACAAATTCTTACCAAAAAAGTAAAATGAATTTAGGAGCTATTGGTAAAGTTGCTATTGGAGTATATGCTAATTATAGTACATTTAATGCTTTACTTCAACAACATCAAGGAGAAGATATTTATATTCAAGATGATTTAGGTAATCCAAAAACTATTCAAATTGGTCATTTTATTAGTGATGGAAAACTTGGTGCTATACAACATATAGAACCAACAGGTTTATCTGAATCTAAATTGAAAGAATGGAGAGAGAAACATCAAAGAAATATTTCAGAAGCATTTGATGAAAAAATTAATACAGGTACTGATAATGAAAAAGAACAAGTTCTTGGTAGAGTAGGTGTAGATGAATTTACTATCAATGTAGATGCTAATACAGCTTTAAGAGGATTTGGTAAAGATGAAAATGGTAATTCTATTTCTTATTTATTATTATCTCAACCAATCATTAAAGAATTAAATCAAAGAAGAAAAGAAAGTAAAGGTGTTTTAGGAGAATTTATTAAAGATGAAGAGTTAATTAATGAATTAGTTAGTAAATATGGTAAAGATAAAGCACAATATCATACACAAGGTAAGCAATTTGTCATTGTTGATAATATTGATGGTTCATATTTAACAGGTAATAATTTATTAGAAGGAATAAAATCTAATGGTAAAGATTACAATACACAATTGCAAACTTTAAAAACTTATCTTGATTTAGAAGAAGAAGCTAAAAGAGTTGCTAAAGTTCAAAAAGTAATCAATACTAATATGCTTGGTAAATCTATGATTGAATCTCAATTGAAATATGAAGGATTAAAAAAACTTCCTGATAATGGAATTATTACTAATGCTCATTTATTGATTGGAGATTATATTGAAATTAATACATCTGAAAATCAAAATGGTGGTTATATGATTGGAAACTATTATGTTACACCAAGAACACCACAAGGACAAATTGTTATAAATGGTTTACATTTAGGTAATACTTTATATAGAGATTTCTTTCCATATCAAGACAAATCAATAAATGACGTTGTAAAAGAAATTTTGAAAATACAAGGTAAAGAAGAGAATATTTCTGATAATGCTATTATTGAAAATTTTGAAGAAATTGTTGAAAACATTAAAAAATTAATCTATTCAAGAAAAGGTAATAATGTATTTAACATTGACCCTAAAGCTAAAAGATATGAATTATTCATTGATGATGAAAACAATACTTCATTATCTACATATTTAAAAGATTTATCAAAAAATGATGATAAACAATTTAAAAAAGGAATAAAAGAAGTATCTCAAAATGCTTTACTAAAAAGTTTCCAATATGAAACAGGATTAGGAGAAGATGAGTTATCATTAATTAAATATAATAACACAGCTACTGATAATTTAGATGAGGAAAATTTATATAATGCTATACCTGAATTGGTTATGGCTAATAAACAATTACCTTTTAGAAATGGACAACCTTATTCTACAGTAAATTTAGCAGAAGATTTAGTAGCTTATTCTTTCTTACAAGGAGGTATTCAAAAAGCAACTGAATTTGCAAAATTTGTTCCTATTGAAATGCTTGAAAGTATGGGTCAATTTGAAAAAGATAGCTTTGTACCAGCAAATAAAAAATTACAATTATACAACACAAAACAAAATAGTTCTATCAATTTGTTTAATAAAGTATTAGGTATCAAAGAAGATTCTATGAGTACATTTACTAAACAATATTTCCAACATAATCCAAGTAAAGCTCCAAAAGCAAACTTTAAAAATGTTAAGAATAAAAAAGAAAATAGTTTTGAGTATAATGTAGAAGATAAAAAATATCCTACCTTGTTATCTGTAAAAGATAATAAGAGAAATATGCCTGTATCAGTTTCTTTATTTGAACATGTTGGTAATGGTTTATATCAAAAAATTGATACATTAGGTAATATGGGTATTAGTGAATATGAATTTGGTAATGATAATGTTTCTTCTATTAAAAATTTAAAAAAGAATGTAACACCTAATATTGCAACAGATGATAATATAGCTAATATAAGCAAAAAAACATTTAAAGTTAATGAAAATACTTCTGTAAAAGACTTATTGAATCAAGTAGCAAATACTGAATTAACACCAGAATATGCTCATATTACAGAAGCTGCTAAATGGTTATTACCTATAATTGGAAATGACAAATTAGTATTGGATTATAATTTAGATGCAGCAGGAAGAACAACAAAAAATAGTAAAGATGTTACTTTAAACCCTACTCATACATTAAATGTATCAGATGATAAAGCAGCTATGACTTTATTACATGAAGTTATTCATACTGTAACTGTCAAAGAATTAGGTAATTATTTTGATGAAGCAGGTAATTTAAAAACTGATGCTCCTAAACATGTTACAAATCTTGTAGTAGTATTTAATGAATTTAGAAAGTTATTACAACCAGAAATTACAGCTTTAATAGAGAAAAAAGCTCTTATAGATAATGCTAAAAAAACTGGTCAAACATTGCCTTCTAATACTGAATACACAGAAAGAGAATTAGGTTTAATCTATGCTGGTACTAATATTAAAGAATTTATCACAGTTGCTTTGACATCTCCAATGTTTCAAGAAGAGATGAATAAAATACAATACAAAGCTACTGATAAATCTTTATGGGATAAATTATCTGATGCTATCTTAAATTTATTAAATACTGTTTATCCAGGATTAATCAATGATAGTGTAGCTAAAGAATCCATTATGGCTTCAATGCATTTTATCAGAATGGAAAACAATTTTAGAGAAGTTGAAAGTGTAGATAATATACCTAATGATGTATATTTAGAGATGGAAAAAACTCAAGCTACTCCTACTCAATATGCTCCATTATCTGATAAAAATCAAGTTCAATTTACAATAGGAGATAATGATTTTGCTGAAAATGATATGATTGAAAATAATTTTAGATTACCAGAAATAAAAAATTGTAACTAATATTAAGTACATTTGTAAAAAATAAAATTATGGCTTGTACAGTAGAAATTCAAGATATTCAAGAAGAAATAAAACTTGAATTAAAAGAAAAGTTTGAATCTATAAAATTTACAAAATATAGAGATAGATTAGCAGGTTTTATTCCTTATGATATTAATAATCCTACAGAAGCTAAAGACCCTTTGTTTGGAAGAGTACAATATCAAAAAAATAAATATAATACTCAATATAATTCTAAATTGTATGGAGAAGTAGTATCATTTAATCAAACAAAGGAAGGGATAGAATTTAATATTCATCCTACTATAAAATTGGCAAAAGCAATGTCTAATCAAAATGAGCAAGATGCTTATAATGAAGCAAGAGCAAAAGCTGAAAAAGATTCAAGAAATGAAGGTAGAAAAATTCAGAATGAATATGATGAAATGAGAGATTTACCTCCAACATTTTCAGAGGATGATTTTGAATATATGCCAAGTAACAGTACAAATACTCCTGTATCAAAAACTGTTATACAACCTAACTTCAATGATGTTCTTGAACATAAAAGAAAATTACTTATCAATGTAGATAAAACTATTACAAGATTATATAATGATAAAAGATTACATGATTCAGTTGAAATAACTAAAAAAATAGCTAAATTCAATTTAATTAAAGATTCTTTAGAAAAAGATATTAAAGACTTTAATAGTAATATTGATAAAGTATCATTGATTAGAGATTTTTTTGAAAAAGATATTCAAACAATAAATGAATTACTTTCTAATCCTACATTAGATAATGTATTTTTAGCAAAAACAATGTTTGATTATTTAGAAAGAACTAAAAAATCAGAAGCAAAAGATACTGATATTTTTGCTTTAAATAGTAAACAAGAGTTTGAAAAAGAAGTTCAAGATATAATTGATTATATAGAGAAACATTTAGAGAAAACTAAAAATAGAATAAATGAAACTGTAGATGACATCTTTCTTCAACTATTGGAAAAAAATGAAGATAACTTATCTAAATTATATCCAGGATTAACATTAGAAGAAATTAAAGAAGAACTATTAAAGAAATTACAGGATATAAATAAAATTGAATCTTACTTTTTTACTCAAGGTGCTAATTTATTATCAGAAAATAACATTATTGACCAGTTAATTATATTGGAATATAAGAGAGAAAAACAATTTCAAAATAATAAAATTCAACCTATAATTGAAAGTATCAATAATGGTCTTCCTGCTATTGAAGAAGAATTAAAAAGACTTGGTAAATTCTTTACATTCAGAAAGAAAACAGTATTTGATTATAATTGGTTATATAGAAAAGATAAGGTTGCTGAACCAGAGTTGATTAGTAAGTTTTCAAAAACTTATGAAAATACTATATACAATCTTCAAAAGAAATATCAAGAAGATTTATATCAAGCAAGAAGTCAGAAAGATTGGGCAGAAGTAGAAAGGTTATTAAAGAATAAATTTAATGATTTGAATGATAAGGTAGAATTTTTAAATTTTACTTTATTACATGATATATTTGATGACCCTATTTATGATAGTTTTAAAAGAGGAACTACTCAAGAAGCTGATAATTATAAGCAAGAAATAATTGCTAAAATTGGGCAAGAAGAGTATGATAAAGCTATTGAAAATCAAAGAAATCTATTAGATAAATACTTAAATGAAGCAGGATTAATTATACAAGCAAAATTAGATGATGAAAATGTAACTGATGAAGCTCAATTATCTGGTGCTGCAAAAGATAGTATAGAAAATTCCCTTCAAAGAATTAGCCCATTGGCTTTCCTTGATTCTTTCTATGCTGGTAATTCTGGTATGGTAGAACTTAATTATGGTACTCAAAAAGATGAGAAACCTTCTTATATTAAATTCAATGGTTTTATACCAAAAGCACAAAATAATTTAGGATTAGATACAGGTTTCTTTGATGAAAACTTTAAAGATATTGAGAACAATCCTATAATGTATGATTTCTGGAAAAGAATGAAATCTGGTGTGGAATTAATAAATGAAAATCTTATTGATTCTGACTTGAAAGTAAAATACAATTCTATTTTGAGTTTTAAAGAAGGAATAACTAAACAAGTATTAGATAAGTCATTTAAAACACAATTAAAAGAAGCATTTAGTAAATATACTAATTTACTTGGTTTATGGAAAAGTATTTTTAGTGCAAAGAATTATAAACATAATGAATCAGAATATGTACAACTTGCACATCAAATAAAAACAATAGAAAGTGAGGTAAGTAAAGATTTTGCATTACTTAAAACTGATGTATCTAATATAATAGGTAAGACTTTAATGGATAATACAGTTATTCATTGGAACTCTTTATCTTTAGAACAACAAGATAAGATACTTGCTGTAACAGGAATGAAAGATTCAGTTGAGTTTTTAGATAATTTAGATTCTACTAATGGTATATTTGGAGCAGGAGATTTGAAAATATTCTCTAAAATAAAGAATATGGAGCAACAATCTTTGAACTTACCAGCAGTAATAAAAGGATTATTAGAGTTATCAGCAGACCATAAAGCAAGAGCAACATCTAAAAATGAAACAAACATTTATAGAATGAAAAGTGCTGACATTTTAACAAAAGAAAATGGTTGGCATCAGAAAAAAGATGAAGTAAGAGAAAGTGAAATAAAAAGACAAGACTTCTTTTATGAAAAAGTTATTTTAAATAAAAATCAAAAAGACCATCCAGGAGGAGTAAATAACATAAGTGATATATTGAGAAAATCTTTAAGTAAAGAACATTTCAATGCTCCTATTGTAGGTAAAATATTTTATAAAAATTTCAACAAAGAAGAGAAAGTAATATATGATTCAGCAATTGAGAGAATAAAACAACTTGAAAATGAAATTGCACAAACTACTTCACCTAAAAAAGTTGAACAATTAAATATTGAAAAAGCTGCATTACATCAAAGAATAGAATTATTAGGTAAAGACTATATGATTAGTGCTTTATTTGATAATATAGTTAATAAATTAAGAGTAAAAGTTGGTTTAGGATATAATTTACTTGCTGGAGTAAATAACTATAAACAAGGTTTTATTACTACATTAAATAGAGATGGTGTATTTTGGCAAAGAGGTAACATTTATCCTGTTCAGCATTTTGTTGATTTAGGTTCAATAAGACATGTAAATCCTACTTATAAACAAAAATGGGAAACAGCTAAATTATTTATAGAAAAATTAGGTATTGTAGAAACAGGAACTAATGAATTACAAAAAGCAGAAGCTGAAATAAAAAACAGAGCAGGTTGGATGCAACCAATGTTTATTACTGAAAAAGTAGAATATCGAAATCAAGCAAAAGGTATTTTAGCTATGGCTATGGATGTTGAAGTAGAACATGCTACAGAAAAAAATCCTGATGGTACTCCAGCTAAATATCCTTTATTCAATGGAAGTGATTTCATACCTTATATAAACAATAATGGTGTTTTAGAGTTAAAACCTGAATTTGATACTCCAACAAATAGAGAACACTTAATTACTATGACTTCAAAAGATATTTCTGATTGGAAGTTAAATGTTAGAGCTATGAATAATAGTATGAATGGAGATTATACTAAAGAAGGTGTTACAAGAATTAAAGGTAGCTTATTCACAAGACCATTAATGACTTTTAAAACTTGGATTCCAGAATACATAGGAGCAAGATGGAAATATCAACAAAAAAATGTTCTTACTGGAGAAATTGAAACAGGTTTTATGTTATCAAGTTTACTTAATAAGAAAACTTCTGTTGCTGCTGGTTTAATGTTAGCAACTACAGGAGCATTAGGAATGGTAACAGCTTCACCTATTTTGATTGCTGGTTTTGTTGCTTCTTTAGGATTTGGATTTGGTTATACTAAATATATAGCACATAAAAATAGAAATACAACTTTAGTAGATAATACTGAACCTATTGCTATGGTACAACAAGCTATGTATTGGTTAAAAATGATTAATCCTGTAGCTTTAGCTGAAATGCCAATAAATACTATATTTGGTAAAGAATTAATTAAACCTGTTGAGTTTAAATCAGAATTAAATCTTACTGAACAAGAAAAGAAAGATTTGAGAGCAATGGGTAGAAATATGCAACATTTAGCAATATTAATGTTAGTTAAGATAGCTATTCAAGCATTTTTAAAAGATAATGATGATGATGAACCTAAAGGAGAAGAAGGAACAGAGCAAAGAGCTAAATATGAAGCACAGAAATTAAGAAGAGCAGAAGGAAATCATACTTATAATTTTCTTGAAAATATGATTACTGGTACTTTTAATGAATCTTCATTTGGTACAGACCCTGCTGCTTTATGGAAAGCTGGTTCAGAAGGTGGTATAGAAGGACAATTAAAAAGTATAATAAAGTTGGGTGTTGCTTTATGTAGTCCTACAGAAGAAATACAAAAAGGACCAAGACAAGGACAAAATAAATTAAGAAATGCAGCAGCATCAATGTTCATACCTGCTTTATTTAGAGATTTAGGACATGATACTTATAGGTTTGGTTTTGAAAACTCTATGCTTACTGAATGGGATAAAGCAGAAGGTTTAGATGGTATATTTAACTCTGATTTTAAAGATGATAAGAAAGAACTAAAAGAAGCTAAACAAGCTAAAATACAAGAACTTCTTGAAGAATTTGAAACAGAAAATAATGTAGAATATGATGAATTACCAGAAGTAGAACAAGATGTAATTGATAAAGAAATTAAAAAAGAACTTGGAGATGAATTTAAAATAGACAGAGAAAATTATGATGAAGAGCAAAATAAATCTGTAGATGAAGAATAAAAAAAAGTAAAAGTGAGGAAATAAAAATGCACACATATTCCGTTTTAGTATATTTTCGGAAAATGTGTGCATTTGTTTTAAATTTAATTCTTTTTTCGTAAGTAGTTATAAGTTCTAATATGTGTAACAGATTTTTCTTCTTCACATATACCACAAATTGCTTTGTGAAATGTACTACAACCTCCTTCTTCTTTTTGCTTTTCTGTTAAATATTGTACACCACATTCAAAACAGACATAATCTGACTTTCTATTTTCTACTGTATTCATACTCAATTGTTTTTAAATTCTTTACATGCTTTCATAGCTAAAGTAACATCTTTTCCTGTTACAGCACATTTATGCATAATTCTTTTATTTGGTTGAGTTTTTAATAGATATTTACAAGTTTTACATCTATGAGTTTGACTATAATCTGTTAGTAAAGATTTTAATAATAAATCTTCATTGACAGTTAATTCAATACCTTTTTCATTTATAGAATTAAAGATATTTCTTAAATCTATTTCAATTTCTTTATGAGGTAAACTTCTAAAAATAAAGATTATATTATGGTCTTTCAGAGAATAACACCAAATAACTTCTTCCATCATTCTAAAATTATAAAATGTTTTTTAATTTCAATTGGATTTCTAATTCTTGATTCTACATAACTAATAGAATATTCCCAACCTATATTAAACTTATCTCTTAATTGTTGCATACCATAATAATCTACCATAGTATTAATTGATTCAATACATTTATAACAAGGTCTTTCTTTATTACAAACTGTTTCATGTAAACTCATAATTAAAAAGCAATTAATTTCCAAGTTACACCAATCCCAATAAATACTTGTGGTTGAAAGCTGTTTCCAATTCCATAATAAACACCTGGTCCAATTGTTATTCTTTTAGTTGCTGGTTCTTTTGTACTATAAACTCTCATTTGCTTTACTTCACTATAAGGATTTAATAATACTACATCAGCAAAGGTTTTACCTTTACCTAACCCAAGAAAACCTGTTTTTTCTTTACCTATAATCAGATTTAACTCTTCTTTATAAGTAAGTTTTATTGAGGTACTATCTTTTGTAGCAATTGTGCTTCCTTTTATCCAACCTTTTAAATTGAAATTAGAAGTATATACAGGACTTTTTATAGAATCTAATGGTAATATACTATCTATTACTTTTGTTGCAACTGTAGTACCTACATTTGTTTCTGTGTTGATAATTGATATGCTACCTTGTCTATGTATTTTAGATTTATTACTTTCTACAAGTTTCTGTAATTTTTGTATAGTTGTGTCTTTTGTAGCTAAACTAATGAAATCTTTTTCCTTATCTGCTTCAAATACTGATATTTTAGCAGCATTTAAACCATCTTTTGTTTTATAAGTAGTTAAACTATCTTTCAAACTCTGATTTAATGCTACTGATATACCACCTTGTCTTTCCATTTCACATCCTCTAAATAATAATATAGCAATTACTATAATAGATATGATAATGTAAACTTTTCTCATTGGTTTTAAATCTTTTTCAAATTCTATTTGTTCAAATGTTGTCATATTTTTATTTTTTACAATGTTCCATTAAATAAATTTGAATGACATCCCAATTAATACCAATATTGGCATCATGTTTATGAATAATCATTTCTAAAACTTCTTCAAATTTTGTCTCATCAAAATCTAAATCAGGACTAAAACCTTTTAAATTTTCAGCTTGATGTTTAAGGTCTTCTACAGACCAAGATATACTTCGAGATTTTGGATAGTAATCATTTTCAACTAATTCTATGACTTTCATCATACCATAACCTTTAGCTTTTTCTCTTGAATCTCCAAAATCTAATAATTCTTGAGCATGTTGTTTTAATTCTTTTAGCATAATATGATATTTATAAAGAGGAGTATTTCTACTCCTCTTTTAAGATTATTTTTCTAATTCTACTCTTTCAGCTTCTAAATTTCTATTTAAAGCAGCTTCATTAGTAAAAGAATCAGGGTATCTTACTTGTAATTTGTTAATATTATTTGTAAGTAATTGATAAAAATCAAATTGCCAAAAATCAGAAAGAAATTTAGTAACTGTAAGTAAATTAAAAGTGTTCATCATATCAAGATTACCAAAGAAATCTTTGTAAAATTGAATAGTAAAATCAACTTTAACATCAGTAGTTCTTTCAGGAATTTTAATAAAATCATCATAAACACTACATAGATTCAACCATAAAGTCTTATCAACTTCTGTAATATCATCTAATAAAATTAATCCTTCAAGATTAGCTTTATTAGCAATATACCACATTTTATCAGAAATTTCTTCTCCTATATTGACTACATCAACAGGTTTTGAATAAGCTAAATTCTTTTTACATACATCAAGTATTTCTCCAACTTCTGTAGTAATTCCTAACCACATGTGATTCTGATTTTTTTCATCAGTTTGTAAATCAACACAGGTTCTACTTGCTAATTGCTGGTATTCAGCAATATTTTTAATTTTTTCCATCTTAAATTTTTATTATTCTACACCAATAATTTCATCATAGTAAACAATAGTATGTAAAATTGTTTTTACATCTTTTACTTCTTCTATAATTTTAGCACCATGAAAATCCACATGTTTTGTAAAAATAGGTACATCTCCTACATTTATAATACCTTCTGGACATTCTTCTCCTAACTGTAAAACTTTAAAAGTTATATCAAATGTTTCCTCTGGAGCAGATTTACCAGTTAATATAATTTTAGTTTGTTTTTTAGTCATTGTTTGTTCTACAAGAACTCTTCTACCTATTACTTTCATAATTTTTATTTTTAAATTAGCTTACAAAGATAAGTTATTATCTACAATATATCTATATTGAATAAAACCTTTTAAATTATTACACCAACCTAAATCTCTTCGAGTAATAGCTTTTTCTCTATTTAATCCTTGAACAGTTTTTACAGCAGTATAATATTCTTCATCAGACATTGCTCTTGCTGTATGTTCAAATGGACTTGAATGAGGAGGATGTTGATTTAAAAGTCTATCATGTAAAGCAATTAAGTTTTCATAGTTAAGCTCTTTTTCTTCTCCTACTACTGTATAAGAAGTTCTTGCTGCCATTGCTACTGAAATTTTAATATCATTTAATTCAAAATCTTTTACTAATTTATCAATATCATCAGCATTTATATCAGAATAACTTTCAAATCTCTCAATAAAAGGAATATGCCACTCTCCAGCTTTTAATTGTTTAGGTGTACTTTCATTGTAAGCATCCCAAATACATTCAGCTAAAGCCATCATGTGAATTTCAGCTTGACCTGTATTTTGTTTTAACCAAAATAAATCATTCCAATCATTTACTTCTACTGGTCTTGTAACATCTTTTCCTGTCTCAAAAGTACCATTCCAAGCAGCTACCCAGTCTTTTTTACTTCTATAAGATTTGTTTTCAGGTTCAAAATAATATTGAGGACATCTTAAATAAAAGAAATTATCCCAACCTGATTTTGGTCCAGTAATTAACATAGTAGTCCACATAAAAGGTTCTAAAAGTCTGTTACAAAGTTGTTTAGTAACTTTATTTTTATCCAAATCTTTTGCTCCTTCTACAGCTCTATCTCTTGCTATAAACCAACTTTCTTGTAAATCAAGAATTTCATGTTCTCCTTCCCAATATTCTGTTCCTTGCATACCTTTATGGTCTTTTTGCCAACCAATAGGAACAAATGGATTTCTCTCAATCATTTCTAATAATTTACTAAATGGAATAGCTCTTGATGATGAGGTATTTTTACTTAACATCCTGTGAGTATTTATTTCGCTTAAAATTATACGAGGAAATGTTATTAAAAAAGATGTCAATCTTTCTCCCTGTGGACTTATACTATCTGCAACTATCTCTGCACTTATTTTACTCATTGTTTTGATTTTTATAATTTTTAAATTCTTCCTCTGTCATATCACCTTTACTACAATTACAACTTAAACAAGCCATTGTTATATTGTTAGAAGAATGAGTTCCCCCTTTATTTAAAGGAAGTTTATGTTCTAATGTTCTAAATTTTACAGAAATATCTTCTTCACAGTAATAGCATATATTTTGACCATACACTTCTATTACAAATTCAGAAGTTACAGTACCATCACTTACCAATTTAATTTTATTTCTTCTGTTAAACTGATTAATTCTATGTAATGACCTCCACCAAAGTCTATTATTATCTCTGTATTTTTGTGTTTGTACTCTCCTCTCTTCTTTAGTTTTTCTTTTAAGTTGTCTTTTAGAAGAACAAGATTTACAATATGAAGATTTACCTTTTCTACCTCTTATAGAATCACTAAAGTTTTCTAATTCTACCATATCTTTACACTCACCACATTGCTTATGTGTATCAGTTACAGTTGGTATAAATTTCAAAGTGCAACCAATACTTATAGAATATTTTTGATTTCTCTTCTGTACACAATTTTTACAATTATATTTTCTTGAAGGAGTAAATTCTACTTCGGGTTCAGATTTATGACAGTCATTACAAATTTTCATATATTCATTCTTTTAGAGAACAAATATATGAAAATTTTTTACTTCTACAAGAATAGGTAAGCCACTATTTCTGCTTTAATCATTAAAATATATTTTTTGTAATATTAAACAATCTGTTTTACCTTCTACTAATAAATCATTCAAATCCCTTAAAGTAGAACCTTCTTTTAGAGTAATTTCCATAGATTTTACTGTTTCTGTTTCAGTAAATTCTATTATTTTTTTCTCTATTTCATCTGTCATTCTACCTTCAAATGTTTCAAAGATAACTTGACCATTTTTTATAAATTCTGCTTTCATAATTCTTGATTTATTGTTGCTTTTAATTCTATACTAAATTCTTTTTCAGAACTTATAGATACTGTTTTCTTATCAGTAGCTATGTTAAAATTACATACTACACCTTCTGCATGTAATTCTTTTAATCCTTCTTCTAAAGCACCTAATAAAATTTTGATACCTTGTACTTTCTCTTTAATTGTTATATCACTCATTTTTAAGTTTTTTTGTTAATACAATCTTCACATTGTAAAGGTAAATGTAAGTTAGAATCTTCTACATAAAATACTTTATTACAATTAGAATTTATACATTCTTTTGGTTTACTCATCTTCTGATTTAATTATTAAGTAATAAAGTTCTTTTTTTGCTCTGGTTCTTGCTACATATTTCAAATTTTGTTCTTGTTCTAATTGCATTGGTGATTTAGCAAATTTAGAAGGTATCAAAAATTCATTTAAAATATATACTACATCAGCTTCTAAACCTTTTGATTTATGAATAGTACACAATGTAATTACTGTTTCATCTTCTGGTTCAGCAAATAATTGTTTCAAAGATTGTAATAAAACTTCTATTTTATTATCTCCTATAACTAAATGAGTTATTAAAAGAATAAAATTAGAATAATTTTGTTTCAATCTGTATAGTTTAAACCTTTCATCATCATTCTTATTCTCAATTCTTTCTAATCTTGTCAATTCAGAAGCTATTTTTCTTTTAGTTTCATCAACAGTTTTATAAGAATATGGTTTTAAGAATTTAGTTATAGAAGCTAAAATGTCATCACCTTTAATAAATACCTTTCTATTTAAAGAAAGTAATTGAAAATATAAGTCTATAAGAGGAGTAGAATTTCTACAAATAACCATTGAACCATCTTGAATCAAAGATACATCTTCAATATTCTCAACAATTCCTGGTTCTTGCTTAAATCCTTCCATTACATTATATACTTTATTTGCTTCATCTACAACTAATTGAGGACATCTATAACAAACATCTAATGGTAATTCAACTACATTAGGTTCTTCTTTAATTAAATCAAAAGAATTACCATAAGCACCTGAAAATCCATAAATTGATTGTCTTCTATCTCCAATTTTGACCCATTTTTGTATATCACCTTGATTTACCAGCAGATGAATAAATTGATGTTGTGCATAACTTAAATCCTGAACTTCATCAATCATCAAATAATAGGGTTGAACTGCTACCATAATTTTCTCTCTTACAACAAGATATATCATATCATTGAAATCAATTTCAATTTTATTACCAGTATAAGTTTGTTCCCTCAAAGTAATAAATTCAGTCCAAAGTTGTTCTAAATTAGCATGTTCAAAATAGAATTTATCCATTTGTTTCATAAAGCCAAAAAGTTCTTTCATATCATTAGTAAGAAAAACTCTTGATAAGTCATTCATTTCCATAATAGTCATACTAATTTTAGCTCTTTCTTCCCAAATTAATGAACCAAATAGTCTTTTATTAAATCTTTCCAAATCTTTCATTAATTGCCAAGATTTGTTATTATTTATAACAACATTTCCTGAACCATAATGATTTCTAATTGAAAGTAAACCTAAAGAATGGATAGTCATAGCTTTAGCATGAGCATATCCATTCTGTTCAATTTTACTTTGAATTTCTTCTTGAATTGATTTATTAAAAGCTAAAAATAAAGTTCTATATTCACATCTTTCTAAAATACCCATTAAAGTAGTAGTTTTACCACTACCTGCTACAGATTGAATAAGTAGATTATGATTTGTTGAAGTCCAAGTATCATATACAACTTGTTGTTTTATACTTGGTATCATTCAGCTAAAATTTTAGAAATTTCTATTGCAGTTTTCTTATTATGAGCTACTTCTTTTTCAAGTATAGCAATCATTTCATTGATTTCACCAATTTCATCAGAACCTATCCTATCAGACCATTGCTTCATAGCTTTTAATCTGTTAATTACTTCTATCATAGTTTTTCAATATCTTTAAGTTCATAAACATCTATCCATTTTTTATTACAATCTTCTTCATTACATTTAACAGTTCTACTACAAGAATTTGTATCAAAATCTGGATGGTCTGCTGTAATATCTCCTGAATGACAATATGGACATTCATCTGGATTTTTCAGATAATGTTCTTTTTGTTCTTGTGTTAATTTAGCCATTATTGACAATATTTAATTTGTTGTTTCCAATATGAAATTAATGTATAAGCATTATCACAGTAATCTTTAAATTCTTCTTCATTTAAAGATGGTTCAATTTCTTCAATAGATTTCTCTATTTGACCAATAATTTGATTAATCTTTTGCTTTTCCATTGATTTTAGAATTTACAATTGATAATAAAGCATGAGAATTACATATACCATAACCTGCATTCATAACATCAATAACAGATAAACAAGGTTTATTTGATAAAATAAATTCTTGAGCAGCTTCTTTTGTTGAAAAATGCCAAGCTGATTCAGACATGTGTTCAAAATTATATTGTTTATTAGCAAAAGTTTGATGATTATACAATTCAAAATCTTTTTTAAATACTCTAAAATACTCATTACCTTCATAAATTTCTTCTCCATCTTTAGTTGTGAAAAGATAATTATTAATGTGTCTAATTGTATTTAGTGGCATAGTTGTACCAGATTCAGCTTGACAAATAATTTTAATACCAGGATAAAAAAATGTTATATTTTGAACTTTAAAATTAGTCAATTCATCTGTTAAAGAATCTTGAACTCTATTACCTAAAGTAAATAATTCTCCATCAGATAATCTTTTAACTGAATAAATAGACCAATGTTTCATTTTAACAAGACCTTCTTCTCCTTTCCAAGTTAAAATCTTATCACCTTTATATTGACCATTTTCTTGCTTGGTAATAATTTCACCTTTTCTTAACTCATTAAAGTTTTGATTACATACAAAAGATAAGATTTCATAATTTTTTTCAATTACTTCTTCCCAATATTCAGGATAATTTTCTACATAATTTTGTGAAACAGTCATATTTACATTAGGACTGTTTATATCAAAATATACAAAAACACCTCTTCTATCCACAATAGTACCTAATTTAGGTGAACCTGGATATTCTTTGATTAGTTTATACTTCTTTGTCATTTTTTTTCAATTTTATCTTTAATAGATGCTTCACATAATATAAGATAATTAATTAAATCTCCAATTTTTTCATCTACTTTTTCAGTAGAAGGAAGAATATTATTATCAATATCATTAAGAATATCAATAAATGATACATAATGTTTTAGAGCAAATCCCCATAATGCTTTTTCTCTTGAAACATTATTTATTCTTGCTGCTACATTAAAATTATGTAAAGGGTCATTATTTCTCTGATATTCCAAACCTTTAATTAATAATGTTTCTCTGATTTTTTGTAATCTATTTTCAATTACTTTGTCAAACTCCTCTTGTGTCATAATTCTACAAATTCTATAGATTTTTTATGTAATTCAGTCATTACCAGTAAATCTTGATTATCAAATTTTTCATCGGAATCATCCATAGATTCCTGTATTAAACCTACTTCATATTGACAAGATTTTCCAGAAACATCATCATCATTTTGCATTGCTGGTGTAACTTGTTCTCTTATGAATCTTTTAAATCCTGGAGTAAATTCTGGATTTAATGCTACTTTAAATAGTGATTGCCACATAATTATAAGTTTAAAAAAATCAAAGTGAAGCATTGCACTTCACTTTGATTTTATATTATAGACTATTTAGCTCCTTTGAAACCAAATACTTCTCTTGCTGCAATAGTAAGAGTTTCTCCTGTTTTAGGATTTCTACCTTGTCTTGCTGCCTTTTTCACATTTGAGAAAGTACCATAACCTTGAATAGTTAATTTACCATCTTCAATAGCAAGATTTTTACAAGAAGTTAATACAGCTTGAATGTTTTTTTCAGCTTCTTCTTTTGTTTGTCCTGTAACTTCTTGTACAGCTTTTGTTAGTTTAGCATTATTATTCATAATAAAGATTAGAGGTTTCCTTTACTCCTCAAGGTTCTTATAATTAAAAAATTCTTTTTGTTTTTCAGGAGGGAAGTCATATTCCATACCTTCATCTTTCAAGTCTTTGTGTGTTAAAACTGTACCAAATGAATCATTCACTTTTTTGATAAAAATATCTCTCATACTTAAAGATTTTGTAAGAACTTTTTTAGCTTCCGTTTCTTTTGGAAAAAATTGTTCTAACTCATCTTTACAGTACATTTTACTATATTTACCTTCATTGAATTTATCATATACATCACTATGACTTTCTGGAAATTTTATAACAACCATGTGTTTTCTTCCTCTTTCTATATCATCATAAGCATAATCAGTAACATAATATTCCTGATGTTTAAGATAATTTAAAAAGTTTTGAAATTTTGCAGGTTGATATAATTTATCTGATAAAATATAAATTAATCTTTGTTGTTCAAAAGGAGTACCATCTAAAAGACAGTCATGTATTCCAAATGCTAAATTAAAGACAGAATTTAATTTTACTACAAATGTTGGACCATGCAACTTTAAACAAGGTAATAAATATTTATAAGTTTTATTTACATATATTTTTCCTAATTCTATTTGCATAATTTACACATTTATTACACCATTCCAATCAACAACTAAATGTTCATTTTTATCATCAGCTTCCATAATATCTTTATCCATTTCCCATCCTTTTTCAGTATGGTACAAAAATAAATCAATCAATTGCTCAAAACCATCAATTTTAGACAATATTACATATTGTTCTGGTATTGATGTTGAGAAAGAAGTATCAACAACTGTATAAGATGGTCTTCCTTCTCTACCTATTTTAAGTAATGTTTCTGACATTTCATAAATAAGTGGTTTTCCAGGATTTATCGTAGATTCAACAATGAATTTGAAAGGTTTTAATGATTGTAAATTATTTTGCAAAGCATAATAATCAATTAAAGCATTAGAATACCAAGCAGCTTGAATATCATATCTATAAGATTTGATACTACTCAAGAAATCAACAGTATTTCCAGACATTGTTTTTAAATCAATACCTTCTACACTAATAATTTTACCTTGTTCATCTCTTACTACAACAACCAAATCTAATAATGCTTTACAATTTACTCCTTTGTAATTGAAATATAAAGGCATTTGATAAATAAAGGTTACATTTTCCATTTCATTTTGCAACTCTCTATCAAAATATTTAGATGTTCTCCAATGAGTTTTCAATGAAGAAACTATACCTAAAATTTTGTTGTGAGTTGTTGAATCAATGATAGTTTTACCAAAAGATTTAGATAAATCTTGAAAGTATTCTGTTCCAGGTTCACAAATAGCTTTCATTTTTGCTTCTGCTCCCCATCTTGATTGATAGTTTACTTCTGCACAAGCATCAAGAATATATGCTTCCCAATCATGTAAATAACCAGCAAATTCAGGAAAAGATTTTTTCAATTCAGGAAATTCCAAAGTATCATTTTCAATACTGATATGGTCTCCATTATCTTTTACTTCAACAGCATCTTTTACAGGATAACTATTTACTTCATTATCATAATCTTCTTTTACTCTATTGAATACTGATAATATTATACCAGCAACAGCATCAGAAGGAGCTTTTTCCAATGAAGAAACATAAAATGCTTTTTCAAATTCTCCTTCTTCTCCTGTTAAAATGGTATCTACAGCTTTACCTAATATAATATGAGGTTTACTATTAATATCTTCTTCAAAAGTAAAATTATCAACTCCTTTTGTCAGTTTTTTTAATTTAGACTGTCCTAAACTTTCTGATGCATAATAAGCATCAATTTCACTCTGTGGTGTTATTATTACTCCCATTTTCGATGTAGTGTTTTAATATTATTTCATTTTTAAAAACTTCAAATGTCATATTAACAATAGTTTTAAATTCAGAGTTCATATCAAACTTAAAATCTTTCAATCCATCATATTTCAAGAAAGGATTTAAAGTTTGAAAAATATCAAACTGTTGTAATGACATATAAACCTTTTCATGTTCAGGAAGTCTTTTATGACCTCTTCCCACTTCTTGATAATGAATTAGCAATAAAGGTTTCTTAAAAACTTCATCTTCTTTTGGGAACATTGCTTGAATACAGCTATACATAGCAAACAACTCTTTACCTGCATTCATGTTTTTTTGTTTACCAGCTTTGATTTGCAAATTAAATGGAATATACATTAAATCTATCTTTGCATTATCATGTTTTTTACTGACAAAACGAGAAGTTTCACAAAAATTAAAACCTAAATCTCTAAATTTTATGGCATATAATCTTTCTGCATTACTTCCTTTTCTTTTATTCGTTTTTCCTATTCCCATTAAGGTTTTTAATTTAATTAAACAATTAAAAACTTTATGTTACAAATTAGAAGGGTAAATCTTCAACTTGTGGCTCTTCTGTATCATCAATAAGATTGATTACAGTTCTTGTTCTTGTAGTGGGTGCAGGTAATGGATTATTTAAAAGTTGATTTCCTAAAGAAATATTAAATGCTTCTGCTGGAGTTCCAGGATATTCATTGTAAGAATCAGTTGAACTGTTCAGAAAATTAGAAGGAACAAGTAAACTTTCATTTACTAATCTTCTTGCTTCTTCTATATTAAATGAATTAAGATAATCAGAAGTTATAGGATTAATAGGGTCAATAGCACCTCTTCTTCTCATTTGAGCTACTAAACCTTCCATTTTCGGAATTTCTTCCCCCCATAAAACTTCATCTTTTTTAACAGGAACAAATTTTCTTTGTCTATCTTCTAATTTACTACCAATACCAGGATTAAAAGTTTTAAATTGTTCAGGACTTTTAAACATTATGCTACCTACATTATTAATTAAATGATTTTGTAATTCATCAATATTATTGAATTTCATTTCAAATTCATTAGAATAAGTAAGATTTTCTATTTTAACAGAAGTAGTAAAAACTACAGGAATATTTACTTTATAGGCATCTAATATATATTCTTTTTCTAATTTTTTATAGAAATTTGTATATATAGGATTAGTAACTAATTCTGTTGAAACTAACAATGTTAAATTTTTAGCATTTTCTTTTGGTATTGTGCTTTTTGAATATCTTGGTTGAAAAGGAAGATTTAATTTATCAGGTTTAGTAGTCAATACCATAAGAATTTCATCTTTGTCATTAACTATATAACCTTTACCTACATAAATTATGTTTTTTTCTTCTCCTAAACCTAAATTAAAAGCATATAAACCAACACTTTCATTAATCATTTCAAGAAAATCTCTAATATTAAATTTTCTTGGTCTATTATCAATTTTAAGTAAAGGTTTATGATATAAAATAAAATTTCCTTCCGTAACTCTTTGATAACGATTACTTTCTCTTATACAATTAATTATAGGAACAAAATAAGAAGTAACTGATGAACCAATTTTAAATTCATTACCATGAAATTCACTACGATAAGTTTCAGTTAATTGTAACATATTTAAAACTTATTAGTGGTTAAAGCTAAAGGAATAAAGAACTCGTAGTAAAAGGGAACATCTCTTACAACTTCTCTTTCATAGATGTTTGTCATGTGATTTGTGAAAAAAGCAGTCATTAGAGTAGCTATCATAGCTGCTGCATGAGAAGTTTGTTTCATTGTGCAAGGTGCATCTTCAACTTCTTCATCTGTAAATAATGTTTTTTCATAATCTTCAATTCTGTCTGGAGTTACACAGAAAATTTGCAATTGTTCCATTTCTAATCTACCATCAATTAAAATAGGTGTTACTGCACAATTTTCAATACTTCTCTTCCAGTTTTCAAACATATTCTTTCTTGCTAACATATTGTCAAAACCAGAAAACATAAAATAATGAGTAGGAGAGTTTTCATCTATTCTATTATTAAAGCCTGACATTGAATCATTAGCAAATTCCTTGATAATTTCAGATAAAGCAGAAACTTTATGTTTACCTACATCTGAAAGTCTAAATAATTGACCTCCTGTATTATGTTCTTCAATAATATCAAAGTCATAAACAATTGGTTTAAATCCTGCTCTTGCAAGAAATAATGTAAGCCAAGAGGAAATTCCTCCTGCTCCACCTACCATTACAGTTTCATTTTCTTTTGGAAACCAAGGGGCATCTTTAAATCTATTATACTGTTGTGTCATTTTTTTCAAATTCTACAATCATAGCTCTAATAGCTTCGATTGTTACATTAATAAATGGGAATTGCATAATTTCATCTCCTAATAAATCAATTACTACATAAGTATCTTCAACAAATTCTTCATCAGCAGAATCAGGAAAATGTTTATCATATAAAAATGTATAATTTTCAATAACAGAAGAAGCAATTTGATAAGCATCTACTTCTAAATCTTCTAATAAACATAAAGCATCTTCAAGAGTTTCATTAGGTTCAATAGGAGTAGTAAACTTCATTAATTCTATGGTAAAAGTATCAATAGGACTTAAATCATCTATTTCAGATAAATCATCAAAAGTTTTGATGTCTATCATAGAAGCTATATTTTTTACTTTTTTACCTCTATTAGATAATTTAGTTTCATCAATTTTATAATGCTTGATTTTATTAGCCAATTTAGCATTTTCCAAATTATTTACTGCTGGTATAGCAGGTGTATTAGGAATCCACTTACCATTAATCCATTTACCATTATTAAATCCTGTATTAACAGGTGTATTGTTAGTAGTAGCAGGATAAGTATGAGGAGTAAATTGTTTAATAGGTTTAGGTTTCATAATTTCCTTAACTCTATTATCAAATCCTTCTTCAACAATTACTTGTTCAAATGGAGAAATTACTTCACAATCATAAACAAACATTTTATCTTTTTTCAAAGTGATATTTGGTCTATCTATAATGTATTTTACACCATTTTCATCATTTGCATAATATGGAATTTCTTTAATTTCTTGTTCTAAACTTGCAACAAATGCAATTTTAGCCATAAAATCCATATAATTATTTACAATTAATGATAAATAAAAATTGTGTGATGGAGAATTATCATTCAATTCAGCCATATCTGTACCAGAAAAGAATACAGCCATAGTATTATGACTATGAATATGACCTACATACCAGTCCATTCTTTTTTCATCTTCCATTAGATAATCAAGGTATCTATCATCAAGCTCATATTCTGTATAAGCTGATGTTCCTTTATCTAATGGTAAAATATCTTCCAATTTTATTTTGAATGTTAGTGGCTCTTTAATACTACCTTCAATAGAGTAGAATAAAGCACCAGACCATTCATCTTTGTTTATATTTTTACAAAGGTACTTGATTTTGTTCAGAATCTCTTCTGACATAATTACTGGAAGTTTCAATGTAGTTAATTCCGCTACCTCTAACACAGGCTTTGTAAATTTCGGATTCGAGTTGTTTACAGACATAATCTAAAAAATTAGGATAAATTCCATATTCGGAAATATCAATTGTTGTTATTTGTTCAATAGGTAATATATTGAAAGATAATTTCTTACCTTGAATATATAGGAAAGGCATCTCACCAGAACCTTGTTCTTTTATTTTATTTGTGATTAATTGTGGACCAGAAATCCTTTGTCCCATTTCAGGATATGTGTAAAATTTACCATCACTTCCTTTTTTACAAATAACTTTTGTAACATATTCTTTAAGATTTTCATTGTTTAAAAAGGCATCTTTTAGAAATTGTGTAAAAACAAAATCTTTTTTAATTTTAAATACACCATCAATATAAACAAAATTAAGAGGTAATTTTTGAGGTAAAGCTAATTCATAGCTTACATAGCTTAGAAATTTTCTATATATACTCATAATTTCACTTGTAGAAGTAGTAACTCTAATAGCTGCATCTTCTATAGTTATTTCTCCCATTCTGAAATAAGGACCTCCTTCTAAACTTTCCCAAGCTACAAGTGAATCAATTGTATATAACATCAATTCAAACTTATCTGAATCAAATTCAGCAGATAATTCAATATCTAATTCAGATAAATCTTCTGAACCAATACAAAAATTATTTGTTATTAAGCATTCATTAAAACCAGTAATTTTAGAAATACCAGGTAAATGACTATGCATATATCCTCTATTCCATTCATCTTGTAGTAATGTTACTCTTGTTCCTTGTATTCTTTTTGTATAAATACAATTATTATCAACACTAAAAGTAACAGGTAAAACAGCAATTAAATCAGTCAATTCTCTTGATTGGTCAGAACTATTTGTAATTTCCAATTTAGGATAATACATAATAAAACTTATTTCGTAATAATTTTTATTATCTATTCTTCTATTTGTCAAATGAATATCCCATTTATCTACAAACTTTCTTTCAAAAACAGTAATTAATTCAAATAATTGTTCAGTAAAAATAGCATAATTTCTCTTATGTAAAATTTTATATCTATCATCAAAATTATAGTAAATTTTACCTTTATCAATCATTTTTTTTAACCATTCTCTATTTCTGGTCAATCCTGATATTCTTGCTGAACTAATACAGTTTTGAAACTTATTAGATGATTTATTATTTTTTAAATCCATTTTTAAGATAATTAAAAAAACTCCAATTATTTCTAATTGGAGTTTTTGTTATAAAGCAATATAAATAAGGATTATCCAAACATTTTAGCTTCAGCAGCTAATCTGTCATCTTCTTCTTTTTCAAGTCTTGCTTTTTCTTCTTTTTCTTTCTTTTCAGCAGCAAGTTTCTCTTCCTCTTCTTTTTGAGCTTTTTCTCTTGCAATTCTTCTACCTTCATCTTCAGGAGATTCATCTTTTGAAGCAGCAACAGAAGCTACTACATCAGCAACAGTTGTTACAGTAGCAGTATCATCATTTTCAACTTCTTCTTTTAAACCAGGTAAATAGTCATCAAGAATCTCATTTGCTCTATCAGAAACATCTTCATTTTCTGTGTTATCACAAATTTCTTTTAATAAAGTTTCAACTTGTTCAACTCTATCAGCATTTGTAATAGTTCTTACAGGAGCAGAAGGAGTTTCTATAACAGTAGCTGTTTCAGTAACTACAGGAGCAACTTCTTCTTTTACCTCTGCTTTTGCAACACCAGAAGGAGCAACAAAAGTATTTAGTAAACCTCTCAAGATTTCAGTACCTTTTGTGGTATAGTTTTTTTCTTGATTATAGTGAGCATCTGCTTCTTCTTTAAAAGAAGTAAAATCATCTTTGATAGCAGATTTGATTTCTTTGTAAGATAAACCATCTCCTCTACCACCAGATTTAACTTGTTTAGGTCTCATAAACACAGTAAAATCTCCTGTTGGTAATACTGCTGCATCATTAACAAGGTCTGTTTTGTTAATATTTTCAGTAGCATGTAACTTATCAAGGTCATAACCTTCTCTTTTAATAAGAGATTTCAATTCTCCCCAAGTTGTAGCTTCTGTTTCTAATTTTGCTTTTTTTGCTCCTTTTGTAGCATAAAGAGTAATAACTCTTGCTGTAGCTGTTTGTGTACTCATTTTTTAATTTTTAAAAATTTACCAATTGATTTTGTTTAGAGATTTTTTCTCTAATATTGTATTAACATAACTGAAATGATTACATCCAAAAAAACCAGCATTAGAAGAATATGCTTCTGCTGCTGGATGTGCTGCTCTTAAAATATAGTTCATATATGGACTATTTGGTACATCTTTTATAGTTTCTTTACTATAACCTTTTACATCAAAGAGAGTATTTTTTGGCATATTTGAAATAAACATTTGTGCTTTCTTTCCCCACAACAACCAAATACAAGGATTTGTTGAAGCAATATACCATATAACTTTCTTTGTGAAGTTTTCCCAATATTTAAGATGACTTCCTGCTTTACCTGATTCTACTGTTAAAGCTGTATTTAGAAGGAATACTCCTTGTTGTTCCCAATGTTCTAAAGTTCTCCATTCAGGATTGTATTCATTAAGAGTATGACTTAATTTTTTATTAACCAAGTCTTCTTGTTCAATCTCTTTATAAATATTTCTTAAACTTACAGGAAGTTTTACATCTGAATTAACTGCAAAAGCTAATCCATTTGCATTTCCTTTAGTAGGGTAAGGGTCTTGTCCTAAAATAACAACTTTAATTTCTGAAACAGGTTTCTGGAATACTCTAAAAATGTTTTGTTTTTCTGGGTAATATATAGAAGTAGGTAATACTTCTTGATTTAATCTTAACATTTCTTCTTGATTAAGTAACCCTGTTAATAAAGGCAACCAAGAAAAATGAATTTTGTCTGTGGGTTTCATGTGAATTTGATTAAGAAATCTTCTAATGATTCTTTTCCTTTTCTATGCAATAAATCAGAAGGGTCTGATATACCAATAACATTTAGTTTTTCTGGTAGCCACAAAGAATTACATTTATTAGGAAAATAAGAATTAATTAAATTACTGATTTTTTGAGAACTCTCAATCCCTTGAGTATCATTATCAAACCATATAATAACTTTATTAAATCTTTTAATTATAGGAATTAAAATTGTAGAATCTGGTATCATACCTTCATTTTGAAACCATATAGCATATTTACCATTATTTATAAGAACTCTCCAGTCCTTATATGATTTGGTAATAATTAATTGGTTTCCAAAAGGAGGTAATCTATTTAAACCACCAATATCATTTTTTGTACAAGTAGAAATAAATCTTCCTTTACCTTCTCTATAAGGAAAATAAAGTTTTTTTCTACCATTACTAAAATCTGTATATCCATAGCAAATATCATAACATCTACTACTGAAATCTCCATTTTTTGAATTTGATAAATGATATTTGTTAATCGCAAAAACTTTATCTTCTATCAAATTTTCTTTGGTTATTCCATATCTATTTTCCCAAAACACACCATCTTTTTTTAAAAATGGTCTTGAATCAAAATTTAAAATTACTTCTTTCTTTTGAATTATATGTTGGATTCTTTTTTCTGCAACTACATTCTTATTCTTTATTAGTCTGTTATACACATATTCAAGTGTAAGGTAGAAATTAGAAATTTTAAAGTATTGCTGTACAGCATCAAAACAATCCATAGGTTTATTGATTCTACTGTTAGCATAATCAATAAATCTTAATTTTCCAGTATGAGATGAAGTTCTTTCAAACCAACAACCTGGATTCCTATCATTTCTAAAAGGAGAAGTAACATAACTATATTCTTCTGGTTGAAAACCAAAAACTAATTCAAAAATCTCTTCTTCGGTAACATATTCAAGAATAACATTTTGATTAATAAAACCTCTTCTATCAGCATTGTCAAGTGTAAAAACATTCTTATTCATATAATATTCTTAAAAGTGGCAAATATAATAAAAGAGGTTTATTGTTTAATGATTTCTACCAAGTAGATTTTTGAGCAGCACCATTTCCAGGTTGCATATTAGCTGCTTGAGCTAAAGTGTTATTTGCTGTCTCTTGACCTTCAATTTGTTGATTAGCTTTAAATCCTTCCATGAAGTTTTTATCTTTGTCAATAGGATGCACTTGACCATTCTGATTTACATAAGTAAGAGAACCATCTTCTGCTTTCTTTTCTAACCAAACACCAGCTTGAGCAGGACAAGTAAAATAACCACCTGTCATATTTTTAGGTACTTGAAGATAAGTTCTATCTTGACCTTCTGAAATTTGCCATTGATATTCCAAGAATACATCTACAGGTTTTGTAGCAAAATCAGCAGGAACAAGAGCTACTAATGATTTAATACCAGCAACAATATCAGCAGGATTGATAGTAGCAACAACAGCATCAATTTGAGTTTGTGTTACACCTACTGCTTTTAAACAATGTTTAACAACAGCAATTTTCTGACCCATAGAATCAAAGTACAAATCTTCATATCCAGCTTCTCCAGGATTTACTTTAGTATTATTTTTACCAAATAAAGCTCCTGTATCTTCATACAATCTTCTTCTGTATTCTTTTTCATCTACTTTGAACCAAATATCTACTGCATTTGCTGGACCATTATTTGCTCCACCATCAGTAATAAATTCAAATTTTGAGATAAAACCTTGATTTAAACCAAATTTACCTGATGCTTTACTTTTTAATGATTCATCTGTATCATTAACTGCGAAAATGTTTTTTAACATAACTATTTAGAATTTTAAAGGATTAATTAATTACCAAGTACCATTTGCACTTGTAGGAGGAGCAACAGTTTCTTCTACTGTTTCTGTTTCACCTACAACTACATCATCTTGATTTTCTGATTCAACTGTATCAATTACTTGTTGTACAGCTTCTTCCTCAACAAAATCTACTTCTTGATTAGTATTTGCTTCACCATCAGTATCATCAATCAAATTGATAGCAAACTGTTTTTTTGCTTTACGATTTTTTAATTTTGGATGTTGCCAAACAGTTGCTTTCATAGCAGCTACAGTTTCTCCAAAATGAGCAGCAATCTCTTCTCTGCTTTTACCTTCATCAAGTAAAGCTAATACTGCTGATACAGTAATGTCTTTTTTAACTTCTTGTTCTACTGACATAATATAAATTAATTTAATTTTTGAATGTTTTTTCAAACTCTTTTGCTTCTTGAGCTAATCTTTTGTTTTCTTCCTCTTCATAAGAAGTTTCTTTTGCTGTTTTAGATAAAAACAACATTAAGATAAAACCTATGTTTAAAAGAATACTAACCACAAGAAAGAATATTAATAGTTTTTCCATAATATTCTTAATTGTAATTCATCAATGCTTCCAATATAAACTGATAATCATTGCTTATTTTTGGTTCAAACAAGTTTTGTGGACTTCTTGCTGTATTAAAACCATTATTTTGAGTTTCTAAAATGTAACTCAAACCATCTGTTGATTTCTCAACCATACTATAAAATACAGATTCAAGTTTACCTTCTAACTGCATTTTAGTAGCCATATTACCAAGAACTTTTAATCTTTGCATTGTTTCATTTCCAGATTTGAAAGTTTCAATATGTCCTGTAATAAAAGCATATCTTTCATTTTCAAACATATTATTTTGCAAACCTAAATCAATGTGATTAGTAATTTCTTTGTAACTACTTGGTATAATATGGAAAGGATTTCTTGGATTAACTTTCTTTCCATACTCTGCATTTCCACCTTCCCAAACAGGATTTTTGTTATCAGCATTATACCAAATATTAGTATCATGCTTCAAAGTTCTCATACCAGAAGATTTACCTGTACCAGGTTCTCCAAGTATTAAAACTAATTCAAATCCTCTTCTTTGTAGGTCTCCAATAAAAGTATAGATGTCCATTCCATAATCTTTCCACTTGTCATGCCCAGCTTTCTTTTTATCTCTCATGTATTCTTCATTCTGAATACCAGTAAGAGTATCAACACAAATTGTTCTTATTTTTGTATCTGACATACCTATTTAATTATTAATTGTTTAAATTTCTTGATTCCTCCTAACATATCAACTCTAAAATGTTTAGGATAGATAGTGTGCCTACTTTCTACAAGATGAATACTTCTCATATAAGGATATAATAAATTATTTGCTCTGTCTTTAATCATTTTTCCAAAATGCTTTGTTAGATTATATCTATCATCATTTGGATTAAAGATTGTAAGCATAACATCACAATCTTCTGCTAAATTACCAGTTTCTTTTACATCATCTGAATTAGGATAAAGCATATCATCTTGTTGTTTAATCCTGTTAGTATCTGTCATAGACCTATTAAGATGTATAATATGAACAAAACTATACTTAAAAGAAATTTTCATTTCTACAGCATATTCTGAAAATTTATCAACAGTTTGTTTTGCATTAAATCCTCTTTCAGGAATAAGTTTTCTTAAATGGTCAGTAATAACAAAAGTATATTTTTCAGGATTACTTGGTTCATATTTCACAATTCTTTTATGAATTTTACCATCAGCTCCTGTAAATTTACTATAAGTTATTTTACCATTTAATTCAGCATGTTTTATTAATGAATTTCTAATACCAGTAGGATTGTCTTTATTTTCAAAAAAACTAATTATACCTTTTTTTATAAGGTCTCCTTTGACATCATATTCTCCAAATAAAGGAATTATTCTATTTTCATATACAGTTTTAATTGCTTCAAAAATGGAAGGTTTGACTTTAATCATCTTACCATTATCATCAGATAAAATACCTCTTAAATAGTTAGAAGATAATTCAATGATATTTTTTCCTTCGTATAAAACACCTTCATCTAAACTGATATTTTGAATACCAAAATCATAGTTTAAGAAATGAGCAACAAAATCAAATTCTTTACTAATTCTATCTATCTCATAAGAATAATAAATTATTTCTAAATCAATATAAGAAATGTTATGAATAGATTTGATTTGCTCTTTAGTAAAACCATCATTTAAGAGTTTCAAATATGTGAAATTATTATTAATAACAAATAAACAAGGACCTATAACAAAACCAGCATCAACAAGTGTTGATTTACCACCTTTAGCTGCACCAGCAACAACATAAATCATTGCTCTTTGTAAATCATTAATAGCAGCAGAAATGTTTTCCAAACCTTCTCCCATAGGAAGACCTTTATTTGCTCCCTCTTGTCCTTTTTTATATGCTTCAATAAGATTCATTACATCATTGTATTATTTGAACCACTTCTACCATTTTCAGAAACAGTCATTTCTTTGTATCTATTTACCCATTCTAATAAATGTGATACTTTTTCAGCACCTTGACCTTCATAAATAAATTTATGAGAAGTCTTTAAATACATAGGTTGTGTAACTGTTCTTAAATACATTTTAGTAGCTTCCATTACTTCATCTTGTCTGATTGCTGGATTATTGATAAAGAAGGTTTTCATTCTTGCAGCAACATTTCGATAAGTTCCTTTTCTGTCCTTATTGATATTACCAAATTCTTCCATCCAATCTTTTACCCATTCAAAACCAGTAACTTGCTCTTCAAATAAAGGAACATTCCAATCAAGAGTTTTAGATTTTTCATCTAAAACTAATATTCTTGTTCTGTTCATTTTTTCTACTAAAGCTAAAGGTGTATAAGAAGGTTTTACATCATAATAAATAGATAACAAGTAAGCTATGCCATCATTCACAGGAATACCAAAAGTTTTTAGTACAACATTTATTTCTGGATTTATTAGCATAATTGTTTTTCTTTTTGGATTAATAATTCTATCTCAACAGTTTCCTCATAAGAAAAAGTCCTATTTTCATCATTAATTACAGTAATCTGTTCTTTGGTAAACATTGCACCAGGATTATCTGTTTTAGATAAAATAGAATTTCTTTTCAAATTGGTAATTTTATTGAGTTGTCCATTTTTATATAATCTTACATTCATTACTTTTTTTGTTTTAAAGATTCATAACTGATATGCTCTATTTTAGATTGGTCAAAATTAGCTAATGCTACATTAGACCACACTTCATCTTGTGTTTCATCACAAACAATAATCCAAATATGAGCTTCATGTCCAGGTCTAAATCTAATTAATCTTCCTATTCTTTGAATTAAGTCTTTTTCTTTTGAATTTAATTGAAGAATTAATCCTCCATCTAATCCAATAAAATTATGACCTTCATTGATAGCTTTTACACAAGATAATTTTTTAATTTCATCTTTTTTAAAAGCATTATAGAAAGTATCTCCTGATTTAGAGTGAAAAGTTTCTTTACAAATTTTCTCTGCTTTTTCTATACTACCACAAAATATCAGAGTTCTGTCCTCTTTATCTATATGATTATTTAGAATATATTGAGCAGCAATAAATTTACTTTCAAGATTATATATAAATCTCATTCTGTTAAAAGTAGAAGTTTGACCAGGTCTTGTAAGACATAAAGTAGATAAATAGTTATATTTAGCTAATTCTGTTTGAAAGAATGGTTTTTCTTTAGTACCAGATTGAACATTTTTACTAACATTGTCCAATTTTGTATGGACAACAGTAATCTTATATGGAGCAACAAATCCTAACTTAACAGCATCATCTAATGTTAAACTATAAACTACATGAATACCTAATCTTTGAAAAATAGCTAATTTTTCTTCATCATTTGGCACAGTAGCTGTTAAAGCTATAACATTTTCAATATGATTGTTACTAAACAATTCAGATGCTAATTCAGTCATATTATGACATTCATCAAGAACACCAGTATTAAAATCAAAATCTTCAATTTTAGAAGCAGAAGCATAACATAATTTTTCAGTTTTGTCATATAAAGACAATCCTTTCCATTTATCAAATTCTTCTTTCCAATTTTCATCTCTTAATTTCTCTGTTGGTACAACTAAAACATTGTCATAATTAGAACCTTGAGGATTGTAATATTTTAATAAATCAATAGCAACTTTACTTTTTCCACTACCAGTAGCCATAGCTACAAGACCTCTCCCTCCTGCATCAATAACTGCCCACATAGCTTCTCTTTGTACAATAGCTCTGACTTTATTAACAAAGGTTGTTACCTCTTCTTCTGTTGTTAATGCTTCTCTTAATGATAAAACATCATCTACACATTCTAAAATAGATTTGTGTTTTTTAAGTAGCAAATTTAACTTTTTTAAAACTTCTTTCATGTTAAAAACTTTTTTTATACCTAAAAGGTAAGATTATAATTTCTGCTTTGAGATTATCAGGTAAATTCATATTCTGAAATACTGAATGTGTTTTATCAGAAATGATTTGTAAAGGATATACTTCTATATCATACAACTCATTGATTATCATACTTAATGATTTAGCATCAAATACAACAATTGGACCAAGTAATTCAAAATTAAATACCATTATTTCTCTCAATAACATTAATAATTTTGTAAACTTCTGCTATATAGTAAGGATAATAAATAATTTTCTTTATTTCTTCATCTGTTATCATTTGATTGATAACAGTACATAGAAAACCAGCTTCATAATTATTATGTCTTATCTTTTTTACCAGTTGTTTAAATTCTTCAAAACTCCCTTCATAACCTTGTTCAATAGTAGCAAAAGAATAAGCATCTCTTAATTTCTTACTATCTTTAGGTTCAATTGGGGGCATTTCTTTTATTAGTGATATACCTTGACCTACATTATGATATTTTTTAGTTTCTTTAGTATAAACTACTTCTCCACTTATTAAATATCTTGTAATTCTCTGAATCTCGTTATCAGAAACTACATTTCCATCTTCATCATAAACTACAGTTAAAAGTCTATCAGTTTTATTAACTTTAGTTCTTTTAAAAAAGTCATATAAATCTGTATGATTGTAAATAAAAGTTTGAACATCTATTCCATGAACAAAATAGGCTTCAAGAGCTTTAGGTATAACTAACATAGAAAAGTTCTTATGTAATTCAAGTTCATATTCATAAGTACCTTTCCTTTTGACACCACCATAGTCATAAATTGCAAGGTAATTATTCACATTACTGATTACCATTTTAGAATAAAATGCTTCTTCTAAAATTAAACCTGTTAAGGATTCCCATCTCTTACAGATTAATCTGAACAATTCTAAATCTTTTTTCTTAATCCTCATAGTTAAACCATCAGTATTAATTTGTAACATTTCATAGAAAGATAATTCTATGGTTAATGTTTCAGCCAACATACATAAAAGTAATTGACCATTTACACAAGTTTGAACTACATATTGCTTATCACATAAAGGACTAAATTCACTACCTCCCTTACCATAAGAACCATTCCCTGCTAATTTCATTGATGTGTTTTCAGGAGTTTTCTTTGGATATAGTTTTCGTTCTTCTTTAATTTCTTTATGTACTTCTGCATATACTCCTTTCAAATGTTCAGGTTCAAAGTTGAATTTTTCAGACATACTTGGATAATATCCAGCTACATCAATATCAACTATCAATTCATCTTCTTCTGGTGTATAACAACCAGAATCAATTGAACCATGAATACCACCTACTCCAAAATCATACTGAAATCCTTTATATACAATGTTTAAATTTTTCTGCTTCCCAACAGTTTTATTTACAAAGTAATAAGGTTCTAATGATACTAAATCTTCAAAAGGAATTTTGCTGAAAACACCATTTAATTCTTTTATTGTTTTAGTTTTAAACCAATTAAGAATCCTTTGAAATGGTTCTTCTCTGAAAACAATAAAAGGAAGTATGGTATCTCCTATATTTATTGATTCTCGAATAGTATTTCTTGGTAATTTTCTAATTCCTCCAGATTGAGTTTCAAATTCAGTATAAATAAGATGTTCCCCTGCTTTTTGGATAATTTTACTAATAAAAATATGTTCTCCTATTTTTACATCATTAAAATTTGTAAAATCAATGTTGTATTTGGGAGATAATACTTCTCTTAATTCAATTCCAGGTAGAGTTTTGAAAAAAGTTAATTCTGTAGCATCAACATCATTATCACAATACTCAATTACTTTGTAAATTTCTTCTCTTGTCAAATAAGTTCCTACAGGATATGGTAACTCTTGTATATTATTCAACCTCAAATTAAATTGTAAAAGTTTTAAAGAAGTCATTTTGGCTTTATTATCAAAATGATTAATCTTGAATAAGTCAATTTGTTTTCTTAATGGAGTAATTGCTTTGCTGAATCCACTACCTTGTGTTTTAATTTTTTTATCACCAAACTTAAATATAGAAAGACAAGAATCTTGTGCTGACATATTCATACATTTAGTAATAAGATGATGTAAAACAGGATAATCATAGAATAAATTATTAAATCCAATCATATTTTCTACATCATTCAATAACCATTTTGCTAAATCACCTCTTTCATCTGCTAAACAACTGATTTGAAATTTCTTTCTTTCCTTTGTAAAAGGATTTTTGGCAGATAATAAGAATAAATTAGGATATGATTCTTCATCATATATCCAAGTAGATTGTTGATTCATAATTATTTATAATTTTTCCCAACACCTTTATATGAAGTATCTTTTCTAGAAAGTTTATGAATTTTAAAAAATCTTCTTCTATTTGATAACATTAAATTCTGTTGAGGTCTTGGTTGTTTGTGTTTAGGATGTATTTTTTCTTTTTCAAATATATAAAACTCTGGAGTATATATAGTATGATATTGTGGAATAAATCCAAGATAACCAATAAGATAAGTAAATTGTTTTACAGCCATAGTAGTTTAGTAATCTAATATTCCTGAATCTCGTATTTTCTCATACAATTCTATTTTCTGTGAAGGAAATAAAATTGTATCATCTATGTATCTTTTAAGAGATTCTTTCCTATCTGAAATGGTTAATAAATTAGTTGTTTTCAAAGTTGCTTCAATTCTACTCATAAGTTCTAAAACATAAGTAGCTCCTTTTTTCATGTGTTCAGCATCTTCTGAATTAACAGCAAATACTTTATTTACATAATTTTCAATATGAGGAATTGAATTTTTTACACTTTGTTTTGCTTTATGAGCTAATAATTTATTTTCCTCCATAATTTCAAATCTCTGTACTAACATAGATGCTAACACAAGACTTTCAATCATTACATCACTTAATTCTTCGGAGGTTAATTTATCAGCCATTAGGTAAAATTTTAGAAGCAATAATATTATTATAAATCTTATCACCTTTAATTGAACCTGCAAAATAATATTGTACTTTTACTTGCTCACCTATTTGCCATTCATTATCTAAATCAACTCTTGATTCAAAAAATACTACTTGTTTTTCATTAGTTTCTACACCAATTGTTCTTTTGCTAAATGGATTACCATCTCTTCTTTCTATTTGAACTACATCTGTTGATATAATTACTTTACCTTCTAAATTATAGGTTTTTCGATTGCTACTCATGTTTAAACATTGTATAAAATTAATAAATCACTTGCTCTGGTTATACCTGTGTAAAATAATCTTGTTTTCTCTTTTTGGCTTGGATTGCGATTAATATTTCCAACATTAAGAATTGCTTGTTTATATGTACTTCCTTGTGATTTATGTACTGTAATAGCATGATTATATTTTACTTTAGCAAACCTGTCTTCAAAAGCATTTTTACTTGTCCATTTTAATTTCTTATTAAGACAACTGTATTTCATAAGAGTTAATACAGCATTTAATTGCTTTTCTGCATCTTCATGTATTATGAATATTCCTTTCCAGACTAATTTACCATCATCCCATTCATCAACTTGCTTACCATTTATAACATAAGTTTTTAATGTAACAACATTGACTTTCATAGGACTTTCTTCCATCATAACATTAAATACCATATCAACAATATCAAGTTTATCAACTTTTATCTCTTGATTTGTAAAATAAGTTTGATAAGGTTCATCAAAGATAAGACTTTCTCCTAATTCAATTTTAGCTGGATTAGTATAAATTTTCTCTCTGACTAAAGTATTTATTTTATCTACTTCTTTGTTTTCCCAAGCAAGATATTTTAAATCATCTGAACCATTTATAGCAGCTAATTCAGAAACTATTTTGTCTTCATTAGTAGTATAAACAAATCCTTTGTCATCATTTAATCTTGCTTGTAAATCCCACATTGCACTCATATTTCTACTTAATGTAATAATAGGATTACCTTCTCCTTGTCTGATAATTTCAGTTAGTTCTACTTCTGGATAACCTTGTAAAAATACTGGACTTTCTTCTTCTTTTACTGGATTTATTTGCTTATCATCCATTTCTTTGTAATATTATCTTTATATGGTAATTACTTCCATACTAAATATTACCTATATATTTCTATATAGATTAGACTATATCTTATTTATTCATATTTCCACAAAAATCCTTTATGTGTTTTTTTATCTCCTCTGCAAACTTGTGCAACATTATTAGGATAAAAACCATCTATTTTTGTTTCCATAGTTGAGTTATATTTTTTTATAATAACATTTGTGATAACATCTATTTGCAAAACAACTTTTTTATTGTTTTTAGATAACTTAATAATATAATTGTTATTTGTATAATTTTCTTTATAAGTATAAAAGAAACCGTTTAATTGATTTCTCCTACCATTACAAACTTGATAAACACCTTTAACTTTATTATCTATTTCAGCTTCTTTAAGACTTCCATATTCACAAATATAATTACCTTTTAAATCAAGTTTTACAACAGCTTTAGAAATTGAATTGTTTGAACCTTTATTACCAAAATTAGGATTTGTGTTTCCGAATAATTGTTTTCCAAAATAATTAATTCTATTTCCAGTATTTTGTAATATTTCTAAATTATTTTTAAAATAATTAGATTTATTAATTTTTTCTTTGTCTGTGTAAATTCTTCCTGAAACACCTTCTCCTCCATTTGTAAGATTTACTAATGTCCCTTGATGTAATCCTTTTCTGCCAAAATAATCAATCCAATAAATTTCTTTTTGAAAACATTCGTCTTCATCTAAATTTATTTCTTCTATTTTTATATAATAACCATATTTATTTACAATATTATTCCACCATTTTGACCTGTTAGATTTATGTAAACATCTGTTTTTATTACCTTTCCCTACATAAAAAGGTACATTATCTAATGTATAATGTATATAAATATAAAATTTATTATTTTGTATAAAGTGTTCTTGATTTATAATATAACTCACAGGATTTATTTGTTTGTACAAATGTAAACAAATAAATCCGAATAAATCCTACCTTTTCCATTAAAATTAATTATATTTTAATGTACTCCATTTCTGGATAGTCGTTGAACCTTATTCCTTAACTTAATAGTAGGAATCTTGGCTGCTGATTGCCCATTCCGCCATACTTGTCTCTTTTACTATACTATAATCATTACTGTTATAGGGAGTGTACAAATCTTTAGGGGTTTCCAGTCAATTAAATAGGTTTTATATCGGCAATGATAAATTTTTACCGATAAATATAACAGTTGTTTTATTTATTGTTGCATGTTCTTCTATCCAGCCTAACATTTCTTCTCCAATCATAGATGATTCATCTATAATTAAAAGAGCTACACCAACTAAAGGCATATATTTAGGATTATTTGATAATAAAGGTTGAAAGTGTTTAATACCTGTATTTTTATCAGTAACCATTCCTATTTTTAAAGCAGAATGAATAGTAATTAAACTTAAATTTTTAATTTCTTCTCTTTCAGTAATTTTTCCAGCTAATACTGAAACAGCTTTATTTGTAGGAGCAGAACAATAAATAGATTTGTATTTAGGAATACCTTTTGATAAAATTTTAAGTAATTCATCTACCATATAAGTTTTCCCAACTCCAGCACTACCTTTAATCAATAATCTCTTTGAAGTTTCAAGTATCTCTAATGCACTACTTAAAACTTCTGATTGATGGCTTGTTAATCCCATTTGAATAATTTTTCATATTAATAAATTTATTTTTAACATTAGTAAAAAAACAGAAAGTGAAGAAAAATCTTCACTTTCTGTTAAAATTTATGAATTAAATTAAAGAACTTTTTGACCAGCTTCTTCTAATTCATTTTTGATTTCTGCTGTTAGATATACATCTAATGGTTCAGCAGTTCTTGTGTCCATATCTTGAATAGAGCTTACTTTGAAGCAAACTTGACGATATTGACATTTTCCATTTTCATCTAATACCAAACTTCCTGCATCAGGATGATTATCTGGGTATCTTACAGCTTGTCTGTTACCAATAACATCCATTGTAGTCAAACCAGCAGTAATTGCATATTTTTGACTATCATTTAAGATTGGTTTGTTAGACAATACTCTGTAAAGAGTAGCATTTGGAAAACTTCTTAACTTTTCAGTTACACTTTCAATGGTAGAATCCATAGGTACATCAATCCAAGCAACTCTTGTCTCAACATTTTCAAATGGTTCATTTTCTTTAAAGCCAAAGTCTTTGATACCAAAGATGTTATCTTGCATATCATTGCTTACAGACTTACTTGGGTAAAAACTCAAGGTTTTTACAGTCTGTTTAATTTCAGCAGATAAAGTGCCTTCTTTTTGCCAAGCACTTTTATATACTCTTGTAACTTCTAAACCTGCTTTTGAGGTTTCTTTTCTGATTCTTTCTTGTGCTTCTGCAACTGTAGAATCAACTGGTGTTTGAACTGTTGTGTTCATAATGTAAAAAATTAAATGTTAAAAAATAAATGGAATAAATATATTAGAAGACAAAATGTCTTGAATATTACCAACAAGAAGATTTAGCATAATATGTTTTGTGCTATGCATCTACATATTTAATAGGTTAGCTTTAACCTCGAACTTTATTTTAATTTACTGTTCTAATTTTGTGTAAAACTAAATCAATCTCAAACGGAGAATAACTATTGACTGGACTGACTTGGTATTGGGTTTCATCATGTATCTTGAAAAAAAATCAGATTACTTGCTCACAAGGATTGACAGGATTAAGTTATTCATTTGTTATATTATAAAAAAAGTTTAGATAGAAATTGTTTGTAGCCACATTATACTACCAACTGTGTATGTAGGGTTGCTCCCACTATGTCCAATTTCGCACTCTAAACTTTTAGATTTTAAGTCCATTGATATTCTCCCAGAATATCTCTTCTGCGATTTAGCAGTATGCTTTTAGGCAAGGAAGATTTTACATTTTTTGGACTGCCTGTGGAGGTGCTGGAAGTCGAATCCAGGTCTTAATTACTTCAAAAATACAATTTTATACAGCTTTATGTTATCAGTATTATTTTAATTCTCACAATAACTATAGAATACATCTCTTTCAATTCTTTATGTTAGAACAGGGTCAAACTGATTTCTCAATATGACGAATCCACCAGAGCATTTATTTATAAGGGTAACACACAAAACCCACGAATAGTTTAGGCAGCAACTGCAACATCTTCTCTAATCAAAGAGAAAGCCATATTCATATTTGCTTCAACTTGTGCGTTATCTTCTAAAGACACTACACTATTATTTGTGTTTCCAATTACTTGATTTCACCTTAGTTTTAAACAGTTATCTCTCTGTGCTGAATTGTATAATCTATAATAACTAATCAAAGCCAAATCACCCCCTTTTTTTAAAATGAAAAATACTTATATAATAGAACCAAACTTATTATATAAGTATTTTTGTTAGTAAGAAATATGCATCTTTCTTTACCCTGTAATATTTCAATGTTAATCCTGACACATTTCTCTGATTTCCTTGAATAATTACTAACTGTATATTGCTGAACTAATGATTGCTTATTTAATGTCTATTCTCATCATTTGGAGTGTGGACATGGTATTTTAAAATCTTTTGACCTGCCTTGTGTACAGGTAGTTTCTCTATAAGATTCTCACTAATTCTGAATGAAGAAAGCAAAAGATTTATAAAATAAATTAGTAATATAATAAAAGCTGTAACATATTTAATAAACTGATACACTATTCCTAAAATAGAGGTTCTCAATTAACTCCTTACCGAAATTCAAGGTATTTATTATCATTTACAATTTAAACATGAAGGACATCTGCTATATTTCATACAGTTGTATGTTTTTCCTGTGGTCATTTTCCTCATGTACTTTTATTGCCCCACAGACCTGGACATTTTTCATTACTAATTTAAAAGATAAATTTCAAGTTTTTATTATACATTAATTAAGCTGTCCTACCAATTATAAACTATAATTATGAATACAAGAAAATAATAATTGGTGCTATGTCAATGACCTGGAATATTATTGAGAGTTTCCAGAACTTTTTTCTCTCTACTTGAAATTTAATTTTTAGAAAAATGAATGAATCAAAACTTTAATTAAAGGATTACATGATTCATCCATTCTCTGTTAATAAACCCAACTCTATCAACAATGTTTTTTACATAGATTCTAATTTAGCTAAATCTTTAGTTTAAAATATCTATTTGTTTTTTTCTGTCAGCTATAAGCATATTTCTCATTTATATTAGAATATTTGATTGTTCATCAACATCAAATTCTTGTTGTATAAGAAATATAACTTTTTCTGCTTGACTATATGTTTTTTCTTCTTTGGTTAGAGCAAAGAAGTTTCTAATTTTCTCAATCATAAGATTAATTTTTAAAAAGTTATGAAAATAAAGTCCAAAATTAATTGGACTTTAAATCATTTGATGTTTTAGTAGTGGAGACTCGCTCTTACACCAATTACATTTTGAGAGATTATTCTATTAGTTAAACCATTTTTAATGTATTTAACTTCTACTTCTAATCTTTTTCCCATAATGTTTCTTATCTTATTAGAAGAAGCTACTAATCTTCCTACTAATATTCTGTTTCTCTTTGCCATTGTTAATAATTTTATGTGGGGTTAATATTCACTCACTCTAATGTCCTTGTACTACAATACTCTTAAAAGAGAAACTTTATTGTAATGCTACAAATAAGTGAGGGTTTTGAATTGAGGTTATATAACAAAAAAACATAAAGTAAAATACCTTATGTTTTTTATAGTTAAGCAGATAATTTTTCTATGATAAACATAGCAAATTCATCTTGTAGTTTTCTTGCTGTTTTTTCATCAAGTTTTAATCCTCCTGTACCTGTAAGATGACCCCAACCTCTAATCATTATGAAAGGTTTACTTACATTATTAATAATAATATTAATAACACAATTCTTATATTCATAATCAAATTTAGTTTTGGTTTTAAAAATACCTTCTGTATCATTGAGAATCTTTAAAATTGTATTTTCATCTTCTTCTGATACTTTAAAAGAATTTTTATCTAACCATTTCTCCATAAAATCAAAAGCCATATTATTATCAGTAGTAAGTATTTTTCCTCCAAACATATCATTTGTTAATGGAAATTTATAGACATCTTTAAAAGTCATAAGAAAAAAATTTAGATTAAAAATTCCACACACCTTTTGTTATAACATAGGTGTTTGCTGCTGTATTATATAATAATGTAGCTTCATAAATAGTATCAGTACAAATATATAATTCAAATGTTTGAGTATGAGTTTTATTTAAAACTATTTCTCCAGTTTCTACATTAATTATTTTAATAGTTACATATTGAACAGCAATACCTTTACCTGAATTAGCATTATTATTATTGAATGCTGGTAATTTAATTTTAACTCCAATATTAGTACCACTTAATACCTTTTCATAATCAATTTGAGATGGATTACTTCCTGTATTAGTAAATGTTTCTGTACTATTGTCAGATATAAATTGAGTATCAACAATGTAAGGAGATGTAATAGTATTACAATTGTTAGTTGTAATACTTGCTGAAACAATTACTTTGAATTGATTTTCAGAGGATAATCTTGCAGCTTCATCTGTTGAACAAGAAAAGATTACTAAACTTAATAAAGTTAGTAATAAAAATTTAAAATTTTTCATTTGTTGTATTTTTAAGGTTTATATTTTTGATTTTTAAATATCTTTATTCTAATAGAATAAGGATATTTAATAATGAACATTCGTGATATAATAGTACATCATTTATGTTTTTTGGTTCAATATTCTGTTCATCAAATTCTTCCATCATGGTTTCCCAAACTTGATGTTTTTTAAGAGTTCTTAATAATTCAGAATTTTTACCATGTATGACATCAATAATGTCATCATCACTATATATTACTACAGTTTCAAACATATTGTATAAAATTGTTAATTACCAGCAACTAAAGAAGGTATGGGATTAATTTAAGTGCTTCTTGAAGTCCAATTTCTAATACTTCCTCATATTTTCCTGAAACAGGAGGATTGTGTGAAGCTATATTATTAAGCCATGTATTTTCATCACAGGTAAAACAATAAACATTGATATTGTGAACTTCTCGAAGCCATTTTTGCAATTGACTTTGAGTAGGTGCTGATACATATTGTCTATACTTATCTTGAAAACAAGAATGATTCCAATTTGATACTCCACCAAATCTTCTTTCTCCCTGATTTAATATTGTACCCATTTCAGGATATTCCCAATTAATAAATTGATATTTATCTTGAGTAGGTATATTAAATCCTTTTTCTTGAGCTAATTTAGCAGTAGTATAATTTACTAATTCTTCCATTTTAAAAAGTTGTTAATAAGTATTTTTAAATCTATATAAAAACACTTGATTGTTAATTTTATTTCTTATAACTTGCATAATATTAAAATTAAAAGATTTATGCAAGTAGTTGGTATTTACAAAATAGAAAATATTATAAATAATAAATTCTATATAGGTAGTTCATTAGATATAGGTTATAGATTTAAAGCACATATCAGAGCATTAAAACATAATATACATAAGAATAAACATTTGCAAAATGCTGTTAATAAATATGGTATTACCAATTTTACTTTTACCATAATAGAAGAATGTAATAATACAGAACTCATGGTTAGAGAACAATATTATATTGATAAATATGATATAAATTCACTATATAATAAAACTAAAATAGCTTATGGTGGTGGTTCTGACAAAGTAGAAATTCCTTTAGTTCTTTTAGATTTAAAAGGTAATATAATCAATGAATATAAAAGTGGTAGTGAATTAGCAAGAGATTTGAAAATAAGTTTAGCTCCTTATGCAACTTTAAATACTAAAAGTATATTAAAGACAAAATATAGAGTGGTTTCAAAAAAGTTTTATCTTAATAATTTGCAAGAGATTTTAACATGGAAACAATATTCAAATGAAACAAAACATAAAAAGATTGTGAAGATGAATAGTCCTAAAATTTACAAGTATAAATTGATAAAAGATAATGAAATATTATATTTTGATTATTTAAAAGATATAGGTACTATTTTATCTATCAGCACAGAAAGAGTAAGACAATTGATAAATAATACACATAAGAAAACAGGTTATAAAATATTAATAAATATTTAACATTAAATATAACCATAATGTCAAAAAAAAAGACTAACTTTGCTCACGAAGTTCTTCTTCGCTGCCATGCAGACAAGAAACAAAACTTCATCACTCTGTGAAAGACCTATAACTATGAAGTTTCTTTTTGTGTTACTTTTTCTTTGTGAATAGAAACATTTTAAGAACTTAATCTTTCTACTAACCAATTACCAAGACTTTCTTGAATTTGTGATGCTTTTTCTCCAGAAAATTCATAATTTGAAGTCAAATTACTCCAACCTCTAATCATTATAAATCTTTCTCCATGATTTCTTGTAATAATAGAAGTTGATGGATAATAATTTATAGGATTATAATCAGGAATTTCTTCTGTATCTTTATTTATAGCATTTAATCTATATAATATTTTACCTTGTTCTTCTCTTGATACATTTATAAATTCAAAAGCAACATTTTTCTTCATATCATATACTTTTGAATCATAATCCAAAGTATGAAATGGTCTTACATAAAATTCTGGTTCATTCATAATAATGAAGATTTTTAAAGTTATTCAATAGCAGTTGGAAGAGTAATTCTAATAGGTATATTACATTCTATTTATCACTCTTCTTTTCTACTATCACTCCAAGAGTTAATTAAGCCACTCTATAAAGCTATTTTACAATTATATTATAATCTCTTGCCATTATTTTGATAACATTTTTAATGTTTAATGCAGAGATATAAATACAATGTGGTTTTTTAGTAATTTTCTTTTGAGCAACAATATTACCTTTCATAGCATCTTCAAATTTTACTGCTGGTAATTCATCAAAAATAGCTTTTTCAATAGTTTGCTTCTCTAAATTTACTTCAAATAGAGTATGATTCTTTTGAGGTCTCATTTTTCCCTCTAATACAGTTTGAATTTCCTGAACTTGTTGTTTAGTAATTTCAATCTTATCTGGCTTTTTTTCTTCTAATTCTTTCATGTTAGATGATTTTTGTTGGGTTAATAATAAAATAAAACAACCTAATCCTTATGGTTTGATTAGTTCAGAGATACCACAATATTACTCTTATTGTTTTATAGAATTTTACATTGATAATAATAAACAAATTGATGCTGTCCAAAACATAGCTATAAGTATTGTTATAGATATAGGATTGTAAGCAAGTTGATTATTTTTTAATGCATAAATGTATCTTGAAATATATGATATTGAAAAGAATATAGCCAAGAATAATGTGATTGATAATAAGATTAGTTTCATAATGTTGGGTTATAATGATTAAAAAATTAATTTTGCTAAAGTTTTAGCTATTAAGATAATTGTTGTGAAATACAGTGGAAATGAAAAGAGTTCAAAAGAGGTGTATGTTTGCTATGCCACGCTATCATTGACTTCTATGCAATACATATTACCATTTTCAAACTAATTTATAATCTTCTTTTCATCTTTCTATTCATTTTACTATGAAAGTTATATGGAACACAATTAAAACACATTTTAAATGCAAATTTACTCTGCGTATTAGTCTCTTAAATAGAAAACAAACTCTTAATTATGATTTCAATATCATATTATGTTCATAAGAGTTTGTTTATTGTGCCTTCTTATAGTGCCATACAACACCTATTACATTATTATATGTAACTCTTATAATAAGTGAGGGTTTTGAAACAGTATAAATGATAAAAAAAAGAAAGTATCAAACAGTATTAATTTAAGTTTATACATATTTATAGTGTATGAATGTTAATATTAATTTGAACTTGAAAACGGAACACAGTTTAAGGGAGAAAAAAAAGCAACTGCATACTCACTCCCTATTGGAAGCAAGTATGCAGTAAACTACTATAATGTGAATACCACATTATCAGCAGATGCTTTGATGTTTGTTAAACAAGCATTGTCAAAATCATCTCCATCTACAAGGACTTTCATTTCTTTTGAACCATCAATGTCTTGCTGACATTTGTAATTGGTAGAACCAATGCTCAAAAACAATTTTCCTGTATTAGGATTTTTAACAACTTGTGCTTTTTCAGATGATAAAGCAACTCTTTCTTTAAATTCAGCAATTGTGTAGAATTTAATGTTTGTGTTTGTTGTACTCATAATGTTGGGTAAGTATTATAATCCACTCCTGGCTTTAAAATGTTAGCAATATCGCTATAAATAAGTGAGGGTTTTGAGAGATTGTATTATGCTCTCATTGCTGATGATTAA